CTAAACAATGTGCCTGTGGTGTTATCAATTGTTGTAGACCCACCTACGTTAATGAATGCGCCGTATACAGTACCTGAACCAGTCATAGAGAACACAACTGCAGATGACGTTGACTTGACCGCTGGGTTAGCAGAAGTAGAAGCACCGAAGGTAGGAGTCTTACGTGTGCCAGAATATGTAGGGGCATTTGCACCACCAACCTCAAACCAACCAGCGTGAGATGCTTGGGTATCAGCATAAGCAGGGGTAAACGTACCAGAACCGTTAGCACCACCTAAACCCATAACAACAGCGCCAGCAGCTGTATTTCCTAGGTAAGCATCGTTTAAAGACGCACGACCTACGTTAGTTGTTAGGTTTTCAATGGTGTCAGACCATTTCTCAACGCCGTTAGCGTCATAGCAAGTAGCTACATATACGCCTTCCATGCCCACGTTTTCAGTTGCGCCACCGCCATAAGAAGCACTAGCTCCGAAGCTATCGCCCATTTTTGTAATTTCAGAACTCATAAATACTCCTAGCTAAATCTAATTATGGCGTCTTGTGCATCCGCCGTTGGAAAAGTAATTGTAAAACTTGTAGTTGGGGTTTTGTCCGCCCCAAAATTAAGTACAGCAACGGCAGCTCCAGTGGTGCTATTATAGATTAAAGCCCCCCTAGTCGTAAAGGAAGCAGGGGTCCAAGTCACATTAGCAAAGGATATATAAGCCGTTACGCCGCTAGATGTTGGAACTTGAGAGATAGTTAACGGCTTGCCTGTTGCTGTGTACCCTGTCCCTACCACTTCTCCTGTAGTTCCTGCGTAAGTTAACGTAGTCTCATCTAGGTTGGCGCTAGCTGTATAAAGGGCAATCTTGTAAGTATAGGGGGTTCCAACCGCAAAGTTTTCTAAAGCACTCAAGCAGTTCTGTTTGAAGATGGTGCATTGGCCTTGTGTAATCATGGGTTAACCGCAATCTTAGCTTGACCATCACGGTAGGCGTCGCCCCGCTCTAGACCAGTTCCCAAACGATTAAGTTGTAAAAGAGCCTCGGTATACTTGTCTTCGTAGTATTTAACTAAATCTTGCTCGCCCTTCATGAAGAGCATTGCTTCACGCATTGAACCGTATAAAAGCACTGGGTCATAGTTATCACCAAGCCAGCTTGTGCCTTGGGTGTTATCAATACTTGTGATAGTGTATAGAAACCCAGAACCTGAGCCTCCTATAGAAGAACTAGGGCAGCTTAGTTGATCGCCAATAACATAGAAGCTACCATTATTTTTAATAGTCACTGAAGTAACTATCTGCCCAGAAACAACAATGTCGGCGTATGCGCCATTACCAGACCCGCCAGACAAAGCTACGTTGTTATATGTACCATTGGTATACAGCGAGCCACCAGTAATAGTTCCGCTACCAGAAATAGCGCCTTGAACAATAGATACTGGGTAATAGAAATAATGCAGTTCTACGTTGTAGCTGGTGTTGGGTGTCGGTCCCATAATAAAAGACAGCTCATTAGCGTTGCTGTATTGAGAACCAAACAAAGCGTAATACTTAGGCAGTCCAGTAGATGTCGGCGTTGGATAAGCCTCACGAATGAAGTTTACGTCTTTATTAAGTAGGTACTTGTATGAGCCGTCTGTATCAATAACCGCCATTGAATAAGTAGATAGATAGTCATTTGGGCAAGATAAATACTTATTGCTGGCTGTAACTGTACCCGTTACGTTCTTGCGTAACGATGGGATTTGAACTGAGTTGTAGATGCGCTCTTCGGCTTCTTTTACAAAAAGCGGTATGTTTGCTACAAAAAGCGATTCCGTATTCTCAGAATAGTCTTGGATTGCTTGGTACAGTTGTACGTAGTTCATTTGGGTTTAGCCCATTTTTCCACTGATCTTGCGACCTTTAGTAGCCGCGCCGTAACCACGCATAACGCCTACGCCGTATGGATTAATGGGAGCATAGTTACCTTTGCTAATACCGCCTACAGATATATTGCATTGCTCCATAACTTTAGCTCCAGCTTCATATCCATTATAGGTATTAACGTTAGTTTGTTCACCGGTCATTTTATGTGGCTCATCATAAGCCTGAGCAGGTTTGTTGTTTTTTGCCATGATTAACGACCTCTCTGAGCGGCTAATTTAGCCATACCACGACCCATTGTCTTCATGTTAGCGTTTTTCTTGCCAACAGTATGTTTGATTGGACCGTTCATAGTTTTTACGGTTGGGCCTGAATCGCCTAAATTCTTGCCTTTTGTTTTGCCTTTGGACTCAATGCCGCCGGCGCCTTTTTTGAATGTCATAATTTACTCCTAATTAACTGTTAATGTTACCGTACCTACTTGCCCTATTGCAATCAAGTAATTTGGCGTTAAAACCGTGTCAAAACTACTTGCACCACCAACTGGAGCCCAGCCCCACTGGATTACCCTACTACCTTCGGCTTGGTATCCATTTTGATCTGTAGATACTCCATTACCGCTTTGGGTTTGTAAACCCGTTTGTCCTGATGCGTAATAACTTGTATCTGGTCTTGGTTCCCGCACTGCTTGTGGGTCATTAACCGGGTACATCCCTAATTGTAGCTGAGGTTGGTCTGGTTCCCAACACTCAGGGCATACTTTAATGCTTACCATTTTAGTCTTAATGGTAAGTTTTTTGAGCTCTACTAACTTGTATCTTTGCCCACAGCGGTCACATTCCGCAATTGAGTGTTTACCAGAGCTATATTTACTAGGCACGGGTTTTACCTCTTACTGCACAACCGTCCGCGCGAGAAGATGCAGATTTAACTTTACCGCCCTTTTTCATTGGAACAGAATAGTATTTTTCGCCACGTTTTTCTATTTTAAATCCACGGGCATTTTCTGCATCTACAGCTTTATTAAAAGTTTTATGATTTTTTCCTTTTAATAACACATAACTATTTTCTGGTATTTCATTGTTTATTGCTTCATCATCAGACACTGGAGCTACAGAACCCCAATGCCCAGAATTTTCACCTTTTCCAGTTGGCCCCATACCATAAGCCAAGGCTGTTTTGTAATCATAATCGCTGCCTTCTGAATTAAATTTTTTAGGCATAACTTACCTTGAATAAGACATATTTCTTGGTACAAACCTTAAAGGCGCAGTTTCACGATCTTCGCCCGCGGCCAATTCAAATTGTTGTTCGTAATCTGCTTTTAAACCCATTACTCTTTGTGGGTCTACATTAGGCAATTTAACGCTTAACATATAAGATAAACCAGCCACAAAACAATTAATAAACCGGAATGGGATATCCTGAATGTTTACACCGTCTCCGGCATCTTGTAATCTGCGCATACGCCAGTAAACTAAAGTGTAAGGACTGCCACCCGCATCGGGAGTAGGCCATATGTTGACACACGGCAAATTCTGAACATATACAGAAGCACCAGCGCTGTGTGTGGCTGCTACGGTACCATTTTGACCGCGCCAACAGTTTAAAAGTTGATTAGTGGATGTATCAATGTTGGTATACCCAATAGTCTCATTATCAATTTTTACAAAACCAGTAGAGCCTAAATCCGCTACGCTAGTTAAAGTGATGGTAGTAGCCGTTGCTGATACTGGCGGAACAGTTCCTGTGCTAGCAACTGTAGTAGACGCTTGGCCGTTTGTTTGTGCTGTTTGGCGGTTAAACCATACTTGAATAGGGCGTCCAGTAGTTAGTTTATTAGGAATAGTAGAATAAGTAGACTCAGATATACGACTGAGATTAATGTCAGTTTGGTTAGATGCACTTCCATTGCTTGTCCTAGTTACGAGGTCTAAAATATCAATAGTATCTGCAGGAACTGGGTATACACCTTGGTTTGTAACTAAAGGAATAGCACACTCTTCAATAGTCCAAAGGTTAAGGCCACGATTAGCCCACTCAATCGTCATAAGGTTGATAGAGCGTCTTGCAGTTTTTAAATCATATCCAGACCTTAACTGCGAGCCACAACGCTCAAAAGCCTCTTCTACGAGCTCTGATAGGTCTAGGTTAAACGAAGTTTGTCCGGATGTAACAGCCATTATTTATTCGCTTTTAGTATTGATATTTCTTCGCGTAATTTATTTATTTCTGCATCACGTTCATCTAATTTACGTATTAGACTAAAGTTTGTATCTGCCCACATTGCCATATCTATAGTACGTTCTTTGTGGTCTTCTAACATCATTTTGTACAACCGCTCAGATGCTTCTATCTGGCTTTGTATAAAGTCTTTCATTTATTTTTTCTTTGCTGTTTTAGCCGATTTAATAAAGTCCGCTTTAGTAGGCGCACCCTTAGATCCAACTTTACGCATTCTTTCACCAGAGCCAGCCTTAATACGAGCCTGCTTTTTATGAATATTTTCGTACAAACCAACTTTACCACCTTCATCAAAAAAATCAGCCGCCTTTAATGATCCGGGTTTTGCAAGAAGTTTTTTCACAATAGTAGACGGAGTTCCCGATTTACTAACTGTAACATTATTCCCCATTTTCCCACCTTTTGCATAAACTTCTACGTCTTGCGGATTGTCTGTACGTTGAATAATTTTTTTACCCGGCATCTTGCTAGGTTTAATATCACCCATTCCACGACTTGCTCTCATGCTTTTGTCTTTCCTCTAATGCAGCAACCGTCTGCTCTGGCTGATGCTGATTTAACTTTACCGCCGGCTTTCATATTTTTAGTAATATCACGGTTAATTTTTGGCATACCACCGCCGCCACCACCGCCTACGCCACCAACTCTGGTATTTGCTTCTACTTTTTTAAACTCATTACGAGAAGCACGTTCTTCTTTACCTTGGTCAATATACTTCTGTAGGCGTTCTGCAAAGTCCTTTTGAATCGCTGGATCCACATTAGGCATACCACGCTTCATGCGTTCTGCAGTTGATTTACCATCTCCTGTAGGGCTCATTGGATCAATTGGATTAATTGGATCAGGCACGGGTTTTTCCACGAATAGCACAGCCGTCAGCACGTTTAGATGCGGAACTTACAGAACCGCCTTTTTTATATCCTGCCTGCTCATATGCTTCACCTTCGCGAGCTGAGGCTGGAACCGATTCCCGCATTTTTAAACCCGCTTTAGTTTCATCTCTGGCTGATTTAGCCATTGTTGGCATAAGCGCTGAGAACGCATCTTTTTCCCCCGCAATGCCTTCTTGGGTTTTTTTGCGGGCAGCGTCTAACTTAGCAGCTTCTTTTTCGGTAGGCTTTCTGTAGTTAGGCATATTAGCACTTTCCGCCCATTTTCATTTTAACTTCTCTACCCTTGGTTTTGCCTTTAACAGCGCAGCCATCGGCAGACTTATGCCCAGCAGAAAGACCACCACTAGCCATTTTTTTCATAGGCATACCGCCTTTTTTAAGGCCAGTTAGATCTGTTTTCTTGCCCATGTGCTGTTGTTTATCGTGCATACCAACGGCCTTTTTAATAACTTTTTTGTCCATTTTAATGTCAGAATGAGCGGCGCCGCCCTCTTTCATATAGCCCATTTTATTACGTACGGCTGTAGGTAACTTAGCCAATCCGGGATTTTTTTTCATGTCTACTGGTTTCATAGCTCCACCTTCTTTAAATTTTCTGCCTTTATCGGCGTTGTTGAAATCTTTACCCACGGATTGTGGGACTCCTACTTTTTTTGCAAATGCAGGGTTATGTGCAATTGCTGCCATAAAATTGTGCTGTTTTTTACTTGTTGACGGCATCTTTTTTTCCCAACCAACGCTGAACAGTCTTTGTTTCATAAATGCGGATAGCAGTCCAGACTATTGTGAAAATGGCGGCAATAGCGGGCAACATATCTGCAAGAGTTCCTAGTACGGTTGCAATGGAAGCAAAATCAATAATTTGTTTTGTTGCGTCATCCATGCTCATAAATGGGTCTTTCATTTTAGCATTTCCAAGCTCTTAATGATTTGTTGATACGGCTATCTGGATCATTTGCCGTCTTTGCTGAAGTAAGTTTTTTTTTCATCCCGGTCATACGGGCACAGAAAGACTTTTTCCGAGAGCCGCCTTCCGGTTGCGGCGGTTTTAAGTTCATACCCTGTTTCTTCGCTGATGCTCTCCCCTTGGCGTTTAATCCGCCTTCCGGGTTCTTGCCTTCTTTGCGTGTCCATGCAGGTGTCTTAGCCATTATGCGGCTTCCTTGTTTGAGTCTACTGGGCGAATCAATGGATATAAAAACTCTTCACCAAATGAGCCTTCAAACTCATGGACACCCATATGACCTAACTTAATAGTTGGGTCAATCCATACTTCAAAGCCCATCTCTCTAGCACGGTCACAGAACAAATAGTCTTCACCAATATACTGACCATCTTTTAATTCAAAGTCAAAGAAACAATATGTTTCATCTCCCTGTTTCTTTTCATCATGGTAAAGCCACTCTGGGTGAGCTTCGGCTAACTTTTCAAATACTTCACGGCGAATCATCATAAAAGCTGTAGCAACACGTTTGGCTCTTACTAGGCCCATTTTGTCCATAAAAATGCTGTCATCATCTGTATCTAATGTAGAAAAATAAACTTGACCTTTTTTACGGGCAACTGGGATACCAGCAACAATCCCTTTTACAGGATCTGTATTCCACGCCATTAAACGGAAAATATCTTCAGCATTAAAGTTGATATCTGAATCAATGAACATTAAATCTGTGCACTCTGACTTTAAAAAATCAGTAGCGATAAGGTTACGAACACGGGATACAACAGAACATCCAGAAATATTGCAGATTTGAACGTCAATTCCGTGTCTTGTTGCTTGTAAACAAAACTCAGCTAGCGAAATAGCTAGCTTTGAAGAAACTTTGTAATCGTAGGAAGGAAGGCCAATCATCACCCTCCGACCTGCTAAATTATATCCAGCTTCTAAGCGTACTTGTTCGGTCATTTTTTATCCGTAGTAAACGTTGGCAGAAGTTATGTTGCTCATGCTCATATATATACCATTCTGAACAATCACCCCTTCGCCCGGAATTAGCGCAAAATTACCAAATAGGTCACCTGCTCCAATGTCGTAACTAGCAAGCCACCGTGATGCATATAATGCTGCCGTTCCACCTGCAATCGTTCCAGAGTTGATGTCTGTAACGGTAAAGGTGTCTGCGCCTGTGCGTGTAACTGAGTAGTTGCCGTTTGTGCCAGATGACCCACTAGCGGTAGCAAACGTAATACCAATTACGTCTCCAGTAACCAAGCCGTGAGCTACCTTTGTAACGGTGATAACCGCAGCATTTCTTGCATACGTGGCTGATACTGGGGCTGTGGTTGTGTCAAAAATATCCAATGTTCCAGCCGTGGCTGTGCCAACTGTAGAAACAGCTTTAAGCCTATTACGACCCAAAACAACAAAACCAGAGTTGTTAAGGTGTCCTGATTTTACGTCCGTTTGCATCATAATTAATCTCCTAAAGATTGAATGGGGGCATTAAGCCCCCGCAAGATTAATTTTGAAATGCAGTTGGAAGTTGAGCGCCATTTGAAGCACGAACTACATAAGTGATTACCAAAGTTGTAGCAGCGCCAGAACCAACTGGAGTGCCCAAAGTATAAGTAACCAAAGCGTCTGTAGAACCTACGTTATTAGCAACTGCACCGCCAGTAGTAGCAATGGTTAGGCTAGCAACACCTAATGCTGTTGGCAAGTTTTGAGTAGTTACTAATGCAGTACCAGCAACAGAAATACTAATTGTTCCTGAAGTAAATGCAGTGGTTGGGGTAATGACTTGAACGCCAGTAATCATAGCGCCAGCTGGCAATGCACCAAAAGAAACTGTGCCAGAGTCAGTCTGGGAAACAGTAACACTTTGAGTAACAACGGTGCAACCCATGTTTTCAACAGTGCCAGAAGTGGTGCCAGTAGTATTTTTAACGGTTCCTAATAGCCAAGGGCCTAGGTGAGTAGCGAATCCCATAAGAATTTTCCTATATACAAGTTAAACCTATTAATCGGTATATCGTCTGCTGGGGCAGTTTAATAGGCTGGTATCACCCAGATAAGCCATGATACTACAAATATATCGTATGTGCAATAAAAAACCCCGCCTTTTGAGCGGGGTCTTAGTAAAGCCAAGGTACCGATTAGGCGCCTTGTGAGCCCCACATACCGAGAGGATCGGACCAACCAAAGGAATAACGCTCACGAGACTTGTAACGAACGTTACCAGTATCAAAGTCGCCATCCATAGAGTTGGATAGTGGAGTACGCACAAAGTGCTTCATACCATTAGGTACGTCAGTAGTCAAATACCAACCGTTTGTATCGGTTAGGAAGTGGTTAACTGTGTAACCTTCAGGAATAGAACCATTGTTCTTCAATGCGTTGATGTCGTTATCGGTTGTACCAACACGTAATTCAGTTTCTAGCAAACGAGTTGCAACGAACATGAGGTTTGGTGGAACAATCAATTTACGTGGTTTAGCAGCGATTAACAAACCACGCTCATCTGTCCAGCCAGCGATTTGAATAACTGCGGCTTCCAAGGAAGTCTCATTCAAATCTACGCCAGTTGAAACAGTATTGCTGTTTGTACCGCCAGAAACCAATGGGTGTGCTGTTGAGAACAAAGGCACGCCATCGCCACCGTAATAAGCGGCAGAGTTGGTGAATCCGTTGTTAATAACTGCAGCAGCCTTAACTTGCTTGGTGTACGCCATAGAACGTGCTAGACCTTTGGTGTAACGAGCAGACAATGAGTCATACAAGTTATCTTCAATGGCTTCTTCAGTCAAACTGAAGCCCATTGCAATGGTTTCGTGGTTGTAGCGTGCAGTCCATGCTTCTTGGCCGTTGTCGTAACGAATAGCAGAGCCTTCGTTTTTGACTGGAGCGGCTGTAAAGCCTGACAATTTGGTTTCTTCTTCAAAAGAACGCTCAGAGGTCTCTGTATCGTAGATCTCTTTGTGCTCTTCGCCATAGCGAGCATACTCTAATCCGAACAATGCATTCAGTCCGGGTAGGAGCTCTTTTAATAGTTGTGCGCGTGAAATAGCCATTATTTAGCTCCTATTAGGCTGCAGTTGCTACGCCAGCAGCACTGTAGTAGGTGTGAACACCGAAGTTGAACTTAACGATCACTTCAGTAAAAGAACCCGATGCATTAACTGTCTCAGGAACGCCAGCTACGATACGCATTGGAACTGCGGTACCTGCGCCAGTAGTTGCTGAAATAGATGCATTTGAGTCGCCTGTTGTTGTGCTACCAGCGGTCAAAATCAAAGCTGCGTTTTGACCAATAGCTGCTTGCGTTACACCAGAAATTGTTGATGCTCCAGCAGCGGTAACCGCAACTTTGAACAATGCATCTGGATCATCCAAAACAAAAGCCTGAATGTCAGAAGCTACTGTTGAAGCTGGGTAATACTGTTGTTGCAACAATTGCTTGGTAGATGGGTTTGTAAACTGACAACCCAAGAAAATACCAACTGCGTCTGTGGCGGTAGCTGTGGTTGAAACTTTGCTTAATGTACCACCTGTGTTCAAACGTACGACATCACCGTAAAAAATTGATGTGCCGGAGCCTGAGGCGATAGGAAATAAGCGAGTTGAACCAGCAAATACCTGACCACCGATCAAATTGACCGGTTGAAACCCATAAGGGCCTGATACGGTAGGATAAGCCATTTAAAACTCCTAATTAGATTTAAGAACCAGAACCAAAGGTTGTCGTGGATTTTCTCTCGTTAAAGAGCGGCATCCGCGGGTCACTTTGGCGCATTAAATTATTATCTACAGCTTCCGTCTGGTTTTGTGCTTGGGCTGCAAAGTGTGCATTCCGTTGCTCAACAAACTCAGTTGGAGTCTTACAGAGTAATAACCCGCCAATCTCAATATTGTCTTTAAAACGACTATTGGGATCAGCTAACAGTTGAAATTTCGGTTGCTCTTCTATGCCAACTGGTTCCCAGCCTTCTCTCAGTTTCGCTGACAGATTACGGGGATCAGCTGCGTTCAAAGTAGAAACGCGGATCCATCTATAAGAAAACCCTTCTAGCTTATCCGGTTCAGGGAGAAGATCTGGTAACTGCCACTGTTTAGGCCGTTCCTCAGTTTGACGGGTACTTATTTCACGGGGTATTCTTGTATTAGCCATTTTGGGACTCCTGAATTTTTGTTAGTTCCATTGCATATTGCTCTGGAGAAAGATTGAATTTCTTCGCCAAAGCGAGCTGCGTTGCCGTGAGCTTTACCTTTTTTGAAGATGTGGATCGTGTGGCTGGAGCAACAACCGTGCTTAGTTTTTTAACAGGCTCTTTGGTTCCTGAATCTTCGGAGTTTTTGGTCTCTTCAGAGCTACCCAGTTTATCTGGAAAGCGTTTTGCCATTTCGGCATCAATTACATTGTAATAGTGGTCAGAGCCAATTGCAACCCCTTCCTTTTCTAGACGCTTATGAATTCCTAATGCTAGGAAGCTCATATCATCGTCTACACCATACCATGAATTGTTATCCAACCATGCTTGGGTTTTTGAGTCCAAACGTTGTGGTTGTTGATTCTGCATTTGTACAGCATTTTGTTGATTTTGTAAAGACTCTTCATCATATTGTGGTTTATAACGATCCATTTCAGATGATTTCATCTTCACTTCTGTCAATTTTTCCTGTGCTTCTGCCAAACGGTCTGAATCTCCGGAGTCATAAGCATCCTTAAATTCACGTTTTGCATCGTTTAATTCACGAACAAGACCTTCTTTTGCAGTAGAAACATAAACTTTTTCCCCATCAGACAGGCGTCCTTTGAGTTGTTTGTTTTCTTCAATTACCAAATTAGCAACACGCAAAGCTTCTTTTTGTTCCTTTTCCGCTGCGTCAGCGCGCCTGCGCTCATCGTGCATTGCTTTTTTCATTTGCAATAAACGTTGTTTTGCTTCTTTGGAATACTCTTCTAAGTCATCATTGTCAATTTCGTCAATAATTTCCTTAGGCATTGGTTTTGCATTAACACGATCCTCTTCAGGGGTGTCATCTACAATCTCAATTTCTACTTCTGAATTGTCAACTTCGTCTGGAAATTTATATTCTTTTTTTTCAAAATCAGCCATTTTTTACTCCTTATGCGCGAGTAATTCCGCGGGGGTCTTGAACAATACCCTCTACAGAATCATCATTAATTATTCGGAATTCCCTGCCGTGGATCTTTAGTCGTGTGCCAGAGTTTGGTCTGGCTAAAATAAAGTCACCGACTTTACACCAAGGGCCATTTGGAAAGCGGCCTTTATCTTGATAGCAGTCTGGACCCAATTTGACTACAAAAAACACGGTTGATAACACTTCTTCGTGGTGAAGAGTTTTATCCGACTTCAAAATCCCACTTTCGTAGGCTTTTTCCGCGTCTGGAATAGCACAGAGAATGCGGTATCCAGAAGGTTCGGGTAATTGGCTGGCTTTTTCTTCGTCTGTTTGAGGCAAAGTAGTTGTTGCGTTTACATCATCGGGATTTGAGCCGATTAGTAATTCACTCATCAAAATTCTCCAAGTTTTTTTGCAGGTCGGTTATGTATAAACGTACTGACAGAAGGCCTGTAATCTGTCCGCACGCCTTTTGGTACTCAGCGTAGTCTTTGGCTACTCCAGTACCAAGGGATTCTTCCAAACCCCTTACTTTTGCATCTATCTGTTTGAGAAGATGGTCTAGTATTTTGTCTTTCATTGTTGTTTTTTACCTTTTTGTTGGTTTTGCTGCCTTTGAATATTCATTTGATTTTTTTGCTGGCCTATTTGGGCGCCAATACGCAATCCTTCAATTTGCTGCCTAGATTCAAGCTCTGCTTTGTCTTTGGCAGTCTTGGCTCCAACTTGCATACCAGCGATTTCCTTCTGCGCAACAATTCTTTGCTTCTCAATCTCCAGTTGATCCGCTTTGGTAGCCGCATCAATAGCCATTTTCTTCTCTTTAATGGCCACTTCCTGTGTTTTAAGCTGCAATTCTTTAAGTTGCATCTGAATAACAGGGTCTTGAGCCGCTTGTTGTGCTTGTTGCGCTGCAATAGCGGTTTGATTTTGACCTAAAAGCTGCTGCGCGGCCGGTACTGCCATGCGAGAGATCTGTAATTCCATGTCTCTTGGCATATGTTCTTGATCATCCTCAATGGCTGGCAAGGTAACGCCCATCATTTGCTCCATTTGACGTCTATATTCCATGCCAACGTGCTCTGTAATATGGGCTTGCATTGCCTGCATCATTATTGGGGCTTGTGGGTTTTGGCCAATAACCATTTTAATCTTAGGATCTTGCATTGCAGCCATATGGATAGCAATATGAGCTTGATGGTCTTGATAAGAAAACGCTTTTACAGGCTTGTTTTGTAAGATATTCATGTTTTCCGTAATAGGATCTACGGGCTTCATGTCATCTTGCATTGGCACCAGTTTTTCCGCGTTCTTAATATTGAGAACATTGAGCATTTGGCGGTGTAAAAACGGTAAGTTATACAACTGCGGCGCGGACTGCGCTAATTGCAACACGGCCTGATACTGAACTACCTTTTGACTCATGGTCGCGGCATTAGGATCAGACACTGGAATGATAGTAACCATGCCATAGTCAGCTTTGCGGGCCTTACGGCTACCTTCTTCTGGCTGGTAGTTATATTCTGCTGGGGTATCCGCTTCAATAATCTTCTTAAGCAGGCCAAACTCTTGTTTCATGGCATAGTGGATACGCGCTTGAATAGCACTCATTACCTTGAGGGTGCGCTCCAAAATAGCCAAAGTAGTCCCAACTGGGGACTGAGATGACATATCAGATACCTTTAAGTCTCCAGCGGAAGCGAATCTTCTGCCATCGTCTATAATTTGATTAAGCAGTTGAATTAATGTCTGGCTAGGTTCCTTGTAAGGAAGTGGCATGATATTGTCTTTCATCGCGCCACTTGGGACATCTACGTCCCTAAACTCGCCCGGAGCGATCGGTGTATCGTCACCCTTGACCCGCAAACCGCGAGTTTTAAATCCGCCCGGTAAATTGGCCAATGAGCCAGCGTCAACTAGCTGACGAAGGATAGAGGTACCTGATTTAGCAAAAGCGCCTAGTAAATGGACAATACCAAAGTGATAAAAACCAAATCCGGGAATGTAACCGTAGTGTACAAAGTGCTGGCGTTTTTGATGTTTTTTATCTTCCGGATCCCAGTTACGTCTAATTGCTAGAATAGACATTGTGTTCTTTTCAATGGTGACTACGTACGGCAGGGCAATGCCGGTTTCGTTACCATCTTTGTCTTTATGCTCATAACCTTCTAAATCTAGGTCTACGTGCATTTCTAAAATTTTATAGCGGTCGTCAGTTGTAGCCCTGAAACCCATTTTTTCCGCAATTTTCTTTTCAATCTCATCCATGGTGTTAACTGGATCACCTAAATCTACATCGCGGTAAAATCCTGCAACCTGTAATTTGCGCACTTCGTTTTCGGTTTTGCGCATGACATGGGTGATACGTTCTGCGGATTCTAGGCTTGATGCGCCATAAGGAACCACTAAATCGTCAGCGGTTACATACATAGATACTTGACGGCCTAAAGAGCTGTCAACGTAAACCTTCTTAAAGCCGTTACCAGATAACCCCATACCCCATAACATTCTCTCGTGCTCTGGTCTAAATTCCTTCATGACATCGGTTAATTCGTAGTTCATGTCATCTTGAACCCGCTGAGCCGCGTCTTTTTTCTCGGGGGTTTCTTTACCAATAATCTGAGTCTTTACCGGGCCGGAAGCGGGAAACGTTTCCATGATGGTTTCTGATTGAAACTTAACTACGGCTTCTGCTAGGATTGGGTGATATACGCCGCAGGCGCCTTCCCAAGGTTCTGAACGCTCTTCAATCTTAAGACCTAAAAGCTCTAGTCCGTCTACGTATGTCTGGATCCAGTCTTTACGGGAGGATACGTCATTTTCAAAGTCGCCAATTAAATCGCCGGCTAATTCAGATAAGGTTTGTTCTGAAATTTCTTCGGCAATGTTTTTGCCAAAGTCCTCTTCTTCCTTACCAATCTCTATTTCTAGATCACCAATACTTAAATGCACGGATTCTGGATCAACAATCTCAATTTCAAAATCCGGTTGATCAATTGCAGCAATGCCTTGTGGTGCTTGGTAAAGGGCTTTATCTATTGACATATGTCATCCTTGTTAATAATAGGCTACTTTTCTACGAAATTCTCTTGGCTCATCTGGTTCATCACTAGGTAACCGAATAAATCCGCCTTTTCTAAATCGCAGTAAAGCTTGTGTCGTTGAGTCCACTAAGTCATCGTGGTCTGAATTTGGGAATGCTGCCATTTCTTCAATGACTTCTTCTGCCCATCTTTTAGGTGGAGCCCAAACCTTGCCAGAGGCAAATAAGTCTGATACAGAATTTACTCTGCTTATTTTATCATTACCCCTTGTTGGCGTAAACTCCTGCACCGGAATGCCCATTCTGCGAAGTTCAAAAATAAGCGGCGCACCTGACGCTTTTGCTTCCACAATAAACGCATCTGGCGTCCATTCTTTGTACATTTGCAGGGCTCGCGATTTTAATTCTGGAAACTCTAATCGTTCTTTAAGAGCGTCTAATAAAATGATATTAGCATCATTTCGGTCTTCATCTTTATAAAATACGCCCCAAGTTGTGCAAGCAGAGTAGTCCGCGCGCTCACTTTTGGTAAAGGCGGTATCCCAAGATTGGATCACAAATTCGCAAACCGGAGGCAATTCTTTGTCCCATTCCTTCCACCATTCTCGTTTTACAAGGGCGCCTTCTTCGCTGGTCGGATCTTGTTGATACTGGGCTTGCCATTTAGAAAGCGGCAATTCCTCCTTTAAAACCTCTAATTCTTTTAGTGACCAAAATTCCGGCCATAAGGGTTTTGCCGTAGGCAGGATAGCGGGAAGGCTAATCATCTCCCAAGTATCACCATCTTTATCTACAGCGGACTGTAAGATCTTGCCCGTTAAGTCCCGCTTTGACCAGCGGGTCATTACGACTACTATTGAACCACCCGGTTGTAAGCGTTGACGAGGCCCTGATGTATACCATTCATACACCTTGTCAAAAACCGAAGGGTCTCCAGAAGCCAAGGCGGCCTCTTGCTCAGAATGTGGATCATCAATAATGAGCAGATCAGCTCCCTTACCAGTAACAGTACCGCCAACACCGATAGCAAAATACTCCCCATTACCAGAAGTACTCCAGCGCCCAGCAGCCTTACTATCAGATCTAAGAGCGACATTTGGGAAAATTTTGGCATAAGTTTCTCCATCTACTAAGTTACGCACCTTTCGGCCAAAGCCTACTGCCAGCTCGGCTGTGTTAGAACATTGGATAATTTTTTTATTAGGGAATTTACCTAGGAACCAAGCCGGCAGTAAATAACTGGCAAACTCGGATTTGGTGTGACGCGGCGGCATATTAATAATCAGGCGTTTAGATTTACCATTGGCAATATCCTCAAACTTCTTAGCCATTAAAGCATGATGCCGGCCGGATATAAAACCGGGCCACATAGTTTTTACAAACGTCATAAAATGACTCTGACCCTTTTCCCGTAGGATAGCGTCTTGATATTGCTGCGCCATTGCCATTAGGTTTTCCCTATCGCCCGGCGGTAATGCCAATATCAGTTCTTCTAAATTCATTCTATATCCCGCACCCTAAGATAGGAAGGACGTACAGACCTAGCCTTATGCGGAACCTTCTTACACATCCCTAACTCTACTAGTAGGCGAATCTTACGGGCGGTATTGCCTCGGCTTTTTTCTCCCGTGATACTCATGATGTCATCTATGGAAGGACCAAAGCCAAATTTTTTCCACCACTCATCTATGATGACAAAGATTTCCTTTTGAGCCGGCGTCATTTAAATCCCCAAAACCAGTGTTTTGTACGCTTTGAATACCGTACTCTAAACTTAAACTTACCTATTTTGATAATAAACCCAGCGCTATTTTTGTCACTAGGTGGATATACGTTTATCCCATTAAGGCATTCATAACCTTCTATTTTCCACCAGAACAAATTCCAGCTATAGAACCAACGGTAGGTATGCACAACAAATTTTCCTCTTTTATCAAACATTATTTACCGCAGTCCTCTTTATCCCGTAGACGCTTAAATAACTGCTCTGCATGAATCTGCGATGAAGCCTCCAGACCACGCATCTGTTTAATGGTTAGCTCGCGCTCTAGTATGAGACTCTGAAGAATCGCAGTCATTTTTTTTATATCGCGGTCTATGTTTTGTATTTTTCTCAAAATATTACCCTCCCGTGTTTTTATCAGAATTTGATAAGGGGGGTGTTTCACATGAAACATCTTCTATCTCATATTGTGAAATATTACCCCCCTCCCCCTCTTGAATGGAATTTAGAGGTGGGAGAGTGTGTGGAATACTATGCATAGGGCTGGCACTGTATAAAATAGATTTTAGGGGTATAGGGGTAGTGGGGTCTGGGGTCTGGCCATCGTCTGCGGCCTCCCCAGCTGGTTCCGGCTCGGTGTCTAGTGTATCCGGCTCGGTGTCTGGTGCTCCCAGCTCTGCCATGAGCTCCGATGCACTAACGTCTACGGCCTCGGCATCCTCCGCGCCCTGTGTAGATAGCGCCAGCCTAATACTGGCCAGCAACTTATCACGGACGGCGCCGGAGTCCGATACAGTCACCACCTCGCGGCGCTCTGTGAATAGCGCAACTTCGGTCATCTTCCCTAAGAGCTCGGCCGCCTTGATCTGCTGTGCCGGCGGCGTGTCTGGATTGATCGCGTGCTCCGTTAGTTTATGGATGGCCAGAGCTCGGAGAGCGGCTGGGGTATTATGCTGTGCCGCCTCTAATGCCAGCTTAAACGCGTCTATCTGAGCCTGTATTGCGCTGTGACTTGTAAGCTCTTGGCCGCGTCTGGATGCTGTGGCTGGCTTGGCCTTACTCTTGCGGCCGTTAGGTCTACTCTGCCGGAATGACTCGGCCTTAGTCTTACCTAGTGCCATCTGGTAAGCAAAGGCACGCTGTGACGCTGTTAGCTTAGTCTGGCCGCTATTGGCCGCGCCTAAGATTATCGTATCTATAGGCACGCTCTCCAGACCTTCCTTAATCTGCTTACGGCTTAGCTTGGGGGGTTTGCTGGGCATCATTTATAGGGTATAAAAAAAGAATATCTCATATTGTGGGAATTGTAGCATTAACTACTATATCTAGTAATAGTCTCTATCTCTAGTCTATCTATAGTATCCGCTGAGCCGTTCCGCTTCGCTGGCCTTGGCCGCGTTTTAATTTTTCTCACAATACGGAATGCAAAGGGGTTGACAGCTGTTTACTTAGCCAGACGCTGGCCGTTAAACTCGGCAGGTGGCCGGCTCTCTGGTCACCTATTGATTAATTAATTACGGAGGTTTTATGCAATATATCAAGACTAGATACCTACAGCCCACGGACTGTAAGGGCTCACGGATTAAAGCCACGGCCAGTAATGGCCAGACCCTTACTATTCCTTATGACTACGAATTAAACGAGGCACCGCTACACGCTAAGGCCGCGCTGGCGCTGGCCGCGCGTCTGGGATGGTCTGCAGAGTATGCCGCCGGCGCTGGGGATGATGGTTACGTATTCGTGCCGGTCACTTATGCCAATACCTACAAAATGGAGGTCGCATAATGTACGCCGTTAATCTATACCTAGTAGACCGCGCCTATGGCGGCGCAGAAGAGGGCGGCTGGTGGTTTGATTGTGGCCAGCCTGAATTGCATCCACTTAACCGCGTATTTGAGTCCAGAGAGGACGCGCGCCAGTACTTAGAGGACGTCTGCAAACCCGCGGAAATAGAGTTAAACGAAGGCCGCCGAGAGATTAGCTCGGTGTTATCTGAAGGCCAATATCAGTTTTATATTGGCGATAAGGGCGAAATGCCGGCCGTCTGGCCAGCCGAGCGCCCACACTACGAATAAGGGGAATTTATGCGCTTAGACATGATCAGAATTAAGGCCGCCCAGATATCCATAGGGGATACGCTGTGCTTTCCTAATCCATCTATGGATTTTGAGGTGGTCTGCATCTACCGCCGGATGGATGGCCGGCTTGTATTCAACGAAGATGCCGGCTGGCCAGTGGAGCCGGACGCTCACGTTTTCCGGAAGGTGGCGTAATGCTCTGCTTACATTTTACGGCCGCCGAGTACGCCAAAGAAAATAAGGTATCAGTATCAACGGCGCGCGTCCGCCTCCAGCGGCTGGAATGGTCTGGAGAGGTTGACAGCCATATTACCTACGAAGATAACCCGAAGGCGCATTCACGGATTAATTACGGCAATATGCCGCCGGTGAGAGTGCGTTACTACTTTTTTAAGGAACCAAAAAAATGATATTAGACCAGCCAGAGCAGATAGAGCACTTTAGACTTTTAACCCTACGCCAAGCGCTTAAGCTAGAGATTAAGGGCTTGAGAATGAGCCGCGGCGTTAGTTGTTACGCCATCATTAAGCGCGAGCTAGGCCTAAAGGGCTCGCGTATATCGGTGTTTAATCAATTATCGGAGATGCTGGGTAAGCCAGCGCATGAGTGACACCTTTAAACCCTTTACGGAGGGTTTAAGGATTATCACTTGATAGTCATTAACTTAGGGGGGTGTTATGAGATCAGTTTCTGCAATTGCATACGATATTAAAAAGGCTTGGCCGAAGGTCAATTACGCGGCCGCGCCGTATCTGGACGCTATGACACGGCTACAGTCCGCCAGTGATCCGTATTATCAGGATAGCGGCCGGAGTGTTATTAATTACTTTTTAGCTAACGCGGCCGGCTTTAGGGGTGACGCCGCTAAGGCCTTAAAGGCCGAGCTCAAAAATTTAGTAAAGGGGGCGTAATTATGAAGGATCTTGATTATTTTATGGAAGTGTCTGGGCGCTCCGGCGCGCTGGATATTCATTTGGCCAGTAATTTTTACCCGCCATTGCCGCCAGAGGTTAAGCGCATTTTCTCGGATGCATTCAATGGTTACTGGGCTGGGCTTTACGGCGTTGAAGGTCTGGAGAAGGAATTAAGCCGCGTATATCGTGGCGGCCTGCATCAGTATGATTTTTGGCAATTCTTAAACGAGGAAGATCTAGAGGGGGATTATTAAATGGAAAATTTTTGGACGTCCGGCTGTGGCCGGCTAGAGTTAAACCTAAGCGCGGATCAGGCCGCGCGCGGATATCATTCCGGCCGGTGTGATGACGATATTGCGGAGCTTATGCAATTGCCAGAGATTAAGGCGCAATTATTGGCGCTGGATATCGGTCTAGTGCGCGAGTGCTTACGCGAGTATGGCGCGTGGGATAGCGCCGAGCTATCAAACCATGGCGATAACCTAGACCGGCTATTGTGGATAGCGTGCGGCGATATGGTAGATAGAGAGGTGGAAAATGACTAAGCCAAGCGGATATATTATTTATAGGGGGGCGAGCCAGCTAGACGGCGCGCCGATTGTGGTAGTGGCCATTACTGATAGCACTAACGTAAAAACCGGCAATATGGTACAGACCTATATTTTAGTAGACAACGGCCGGAGTCCGGTAGATAACGCGCGTGACCTATTAGATGCCAGTATCTGCGGAGACTGTACTCACCGGCGCGGTTTAGGTGGTGTCTGCTACGTTAATCTAGGCCAAGGGGCGCGCTCGGTGGCCGCGTCTATCGTTAAAGGCAATTATCCGGCCGATATACTGGCCGCGCAGCAAGCGGCTGCTGGCCGTATGGTTAGGCTGGGAACCTACGGGGATCCGGCCGCCGTGCCGGCTAACGTCTGGAACACGCTACTAGCTAAGGCCTCCGGTCATACCGGCTACTCTCACCAGTGGAAGAGCGGCAAGGCTGGCGCGGATATTATGGCGCTCTGCATGGCGTCCGCAGATAGTGAGGCCGATAGAGTGCTAGCTAAATCTAAGGGTTATCGCACCTTTAGGATCAGGCTAGATACTCAACCGGTGCGGTCTGGTGAGTTTATCTGCCCAGCATCAAAAGAGGCCGGCAAGAAAAAATCTTGCGGAGAGTGCGGCGCGTGCGATGGCGGTTTAAATACACGGCGCGCGGATCCGGTAATTGTAGTCCATGGATCACTTGCCAGCCGCTTTATTAAATCAAAATCAATATATGAGAGGTTTTTAAATGTCAAAGTCATTAAACAATATTCTTGATAGCTCACCACTGGCGTACATGATGGTAATAGAGGCTATAAGCCGGTTTTCTGCGGAGGTGGCCGCGTCTAAGGTGGAAGATTATCCGCCGCGCGGTTTTGTGGAGCCGCTGGCATGGATTGAGACGGCGCAGAAGATCCAGCAATTAATTAATAAGTGACACCTCTAAGTCTCCGGCTGGGGGCTTAGGGATTGTCATTTTTTGGCGGTCATTAACTTAAGGGGGATATATGCAATTTTATTTCAATAGTAAGCCGGTACCTAGAGGTCTGGCGCGTATCATTTTTGTAGACGCAAACCCGTCTCTAGCTTATGCAGAGGCTCAGGCGATTTTTAAAGGGGCGCAGACGTCCGGAGGGAGCAAGTTTAGGGCTCACCTACGCGATTATGGTCTTGAGGTGGTGTTATGAGTGAGTTAAAGGAAATTATCCTTAATGTACTGGTGGCAGCCGCCAGCATGGCCGCGATCTATTTTTTAATTGTTTTCTTTTTATCTATCTAGGGGGGCTTATGTTCTATGTATATCGCAATACAACGAAAGATAGCGCGGCCATAGCGCAATTTGAAGATAAGGATGAGGCTATGGAGATGATGGAGCGCTTGGCCATGCGAGAATTTCGCGATGGCGTTACCGGTTACGCGGTGCGTGATTATCAATTAAAAACTTACGCGGAGATGGAGATATGAAATATATCGGGGTGGTGGTGGAGAAATATAGCTACATGATAGAGGTAGAGGCCAATAGCTGGGATGAGGCCAGCGAGGCACTAGAGCAAATAAATACAAAAATGTTAAAGCCATATCATGTGGATACCGAAATTTTAAAAGTGGGGGATGCATGAAAAATCTTACCGATTTGGAAAAGCTGCGGCTGGTAAAGGATATCCTTGGCCGCGTCACCAGTATGCGGCTGGATGTAGAGCTTAAATTAGAGGTGGCCAGCTCTTTTGTAGATGAGGCTATTGAATTTATGGAGGATGACCATCGCCCAGACTGTCCGGCGGTGGATGGTTTTGGATGTCATTGTGATGAGGTGGAAAATGAACAAGTACATTGAAGAGCTGGTAACAGAGCTGCTATTTGATTTTAATGATTTGGCACTGGGCAATAGTTACAAGGATGTAGGCTATGAATCTAAAAGAGAGTTTTTTAAAGAGATGAGTAAAAAGGTAGATGAGCTGTATACCAGACTATTAAAGGAGGGAGAAAATGCGTAATTTAGTATTGTTTGGAAGTATTGAGTTTGGCGAATTTTTAAAGGATGGTGGCCGCGATCATTTTCCGTGCGCAATCGTCCATGATATTCAATGCCAGCTGATGATGGAAGAGGAAGAGGCTGATGATTTTATGGTCAAGCATTCGTATGATGGCTATTTAATCCCAGCATTATTTAAGGGTGAAATTTATTTTTCGGGGAAAAATGATGGAAAAATGCTCGGTTTGTAGTTGTGATTTTTCGCTGGAGGAAGAGGGCGGTATCTCTGGTGCCTTTGGGGTTTTGCCGGTGGACTTTTGTCCTACTTGCTTTAGCTCAATGATGGATATGGCCGATAAGTTGGGTGACGATGTCACGTTAGGCTGGGGTAATAGCAGAGTTGCTACTAAATACATATATGAACGCGTTCATGGCATCCTAGATGGCAGAGTGGCAGATATGCCATATGAGCTATCTAGATTTATGGATGAGCTGGCGCATAACTATGAAGTAGATACTGGAGAGAAGATAGGAGAGAGTGATGAGTAAATTAAAAGAGTACGAAAAGATTGTAATGGCTACAGATGAGCTGGATGACGGCTCAATCGTGGTCAATTTTGATGTTGTAGACGAATATAACTGCACAACTAGAACCGGCGGTTACGTTAAGGCAACGCAAGACAATGACGATAAATGTTTTTATGTAACTATCTGCGATGAGCAAGGCAATCTCTTATCTGAGACAGTTGTGCCATTTGTTTTTATGAACCATGAAGATGAGGAGGGGGAAGAATGAAAGCATTTCCATATAACCCTCAGTTTAATGAGGAGCATAACGGCATGAATTTGAGAGATTACTTTGCCTCAAAAGCGATGCAAGCAATTCTTACAGGACAATGGAACATCACTAATCCTGATGAAGTAATGAAAAAATCTTATGAGTATGCAGATGCCATGATTAAAGGAAGAAAATTATGAAAGTAATGATTGAGGTAAATATTCCGGTTAGCGGATCCAAGGCCGAGGCCGAGATGGCCGTTAAGCGCCACTTTGATCCTGATTGGATGGCAGAGTGGTGGTGCGTTGATGATGTCATTGAGCAGGCTTGCGAAGACATTAGTACAGAAGAGGCGCGCTGGGTGCTGCAGATGATGGAAAAGCGCCACGATTGTAACCATGGCCATACTTGGGATTCCATGGATCATTGGATTGATAAAGCTATTGAAAAGAGGGGTAAAAATGAAACGCTTTAAACTTTATGACAGCAAGAAAGACTATTTAGGTGAATTTGATACCTTTGTGGAGGCTTGGCAAGAGGGTACCGATTACAAGGCTACTACCGGCAACACCTACTTTATTCAAGATACTGGCCGCCAGTATGCCAAAGTAATAGAAAAACTCAGAGGAGAAGAAAATGCTAAGACAGTATGATGTTACGTTCCACCTACGCCGCTCAGTCACCATTACAGTTGACTGCCGTAACGAGGATGATGCCGAGGGTGACGCCTACGATGAATTAAAACTCCAAGAAGACGAGGAGGTCGTTGACATTGAGATCTCCGAGGGCGATCCTAGCGGTGAATAGTATAATTGGGCATCAATACTTTTTTAAGGCTTTGGCTGGCGGTAAAGATGCCCACTCTCATATGATAATCGTTGAAATCCTCCCCAGTTGTTCCGCTGAGCCAGTAAGGATGGCCTGTTTCAATCGCAACGGATTCACCGACATGACTGGGGTCATTGTCAGCAACAATGATCCCCTTCCCGACTGTCCGCGCTACTTCCTTGAGATTTCCTGCACTGAAGCAGATGTAGATACAATATCTCAGGTTGCTGCTTTTCATAGCGAGGCGAATGGAATTCCCCGTGGCAAATCCCTCGCAGAGGATGGGAATCCCTTTTGCGTCCATGGTGAAACTTGCGCCCTTAGTCGTTTGTCCATACAGGAATTTTTTCTCCCCTTGCTCATTGATGAGCTGGCATCCGATCAATCGTTCTCCGATCCGCATCGGTATAACTAACTTACGTTCCCCGTTGTCGTTCCATACCGGCCACTTCTCATCCGGAAATCCTTTTTTCTCCATATACGGGTGCGCTTCCATTTGTGTCTGGTGCATAATCCAGCCAGCTTTGGCCGCTGCTTTGTCCGCCAGTTCTTTGCGCTGATTATTGCTATTCTTAATGCGCGTAATATGGATTGGATTGGGGCTTTCCGATTTCCAAACCGCCGGTTTTTCCATGGTTGCCCAGTTTTGTACTGCGCCTCGGTTCCCGTCAAAAATGTATGAGCCATTTTTCTTGTGTGGGTGATCGGTTGTGGGGACTCTAACCCACTTGTCATACATCAGTGAGTTGATAATCAACCCATGAGCTCTGGCAAAATCTTGGAAGTGCATATTAATCCTTGAAGAACAGATTCGCGTCAATGCCGCGGCGCTCTAGCTCTCTTTTAATCTTTTGCATAGCTTGCTTTTCAATTACGTTTACTGTAGCTTTATGAATGCCTAGTTGTTGGGCTACTTCTTGTTGCGTCATGTTCAATGTTTCTTTAACTACTGGCTGCATTATTCATTCCTCATAAATTTTAATAAGTTGGTTTTACAAATGTAAAACTCCTGTGTCATATCCTCGTACCGCTTATCTTTATATGTCTTTACAAACCATTCTGCGTGGGTATCTCCTTTTAAGGTTGCAATATGGGTCTTATCCTTGCTTAAGTAGATATACAAATAAGGCTTAGGGTCTGCGTTGTCAAAGCTATGCCGCGCGCAAACCATAAAGTTCTCACCAAACTTCCAATCTTCAGCGCCGGTAAACTCGGTGCCTAGGTGTTTAACCTCTACCCGTTTTTCATCTTGGCCGCGTATATCGCAGATGTATAGATCACCCTCATCCACAAAGTTCATGCGCTCTTCGTAACTGGGCGTCACTTTGGTTGGCGGAATAGTTACCACCTTCCCAAGGGAAGATAACCATTGAGCCATTTCCCACACTGCCTGCTGGCTGGCATTTAGATGCTTTACAAACCTTCGGTTGTCTTCTTTTCGGCTATCCATTTTCTACATTTCTTTTGCACATTGATGGGGTCTGCAGTTGACACTTCGCTGCACTGATACACTATTGGCCTTAGTGCGTGACTCACAGCCATCTCTAATCCATTAAAGAAAGCAATAACAAACAAGGTCAAGAACACCAATTTAAAAAATATCATGCCGCTAGCTTTTCTTTACGATTAGACCAAGCAATATTCCGAGACTTAATCCAGCCCATGGTAGATAAAGATGGCGGCCGAGTCTTATCTTCTAAACCTCTTGGCCAGACTTTAAATTTCTCTTTATATTTATGGCTTGCCCAGTACTCGTTATAGCCACGTTCTTTGGCAACATACAATAATTCAGAGTAGAAAAGCTGCTTGTCATCCTTCTTAACCTTAACTGTTTCCATGGCCAGCTCTTCCATGGTGCCGGCAACTGCAGCAATCTCACTACGCCGCTGGCGAATATGACCGCAAGATGGGCAGCAATCGGTATTCTTTGGCAAGAGAAAAGAACACGCTGGGCATTTAGCCTCTTTCTTGAGCCGCTCGGTAGGTTCTTTCTTAGCCTTCTCCCCATCATTGTCTAATACTTGCACGCCATTTTGGAACACTTCGTCCCAGTCATCTCTGAATCTTAAGAAATTACCAGAGTGGTCTAGCCACAGAGCAAAATCCTTAGTAGGATGGGGGCGCATGACTCTCCCCAGTTGCTGGATGTGGGAAGAAAGTGACTTGGAAAAAGGTCTAGCGGATACTCCAATGGCGACATCAGGAACATCAAAACCCCTAGTAAGAATATCGGTAGCAATAAGGCCGTGAATCTGTGTATCTGGCCGCGAAAAATCTGCAATAGCTTGTCGTTTATATTCACTATCGTCCTTATATGAAATTGATACAAAATTGTATCCGTGCTCGGCAAACTGTTTTACTAAGTCTGCACCGTGAGCAACGCCCGCACAAAAAACAATAGTCTTTTTAGGCATACCAAAAACTTCGTGGGTCTTCTTGATCCACTCTTGCACTATATCGCCAGTCAACTTCATGCCGCGCTCTGTTACCGCGTCTTGTGACCACTCACCGGCAATCTTCTTAACGCCAGTCATGTCAATCTCTTTAGCAATAAATACTTTTAATGGTGTTAACCACTTATCGTTTACTAATGATTCCGTTGTTGATCCACACACTACATTCGTGTAAAGACTAGCCAACCCTTTGGTAAATGGTGTTGCGGTCAGCCCAATCACTTTAATATGTGGGTTGTTTCTAATAAACTCTGAGGTCTGCTTGCGTGCTATGTGACATTCATCCACAATCAATAGATCCATCTGCGGAAAGTCTTTCATCTTCTCCAAAGTCTGCGCTGAGCAAACTTGCAGTCGGTGTGTTCTATTGTGTTTAAAGTGCTTAGCCTGCAATACTCCGTGAGGAATATTGTATTTATCTAATCTATCGCTGGTCTGGTCAACCAAAATAATGCGGTCTAAAACCATTGCCGCTTTTTTATATTTCTCATTGGTTGCCTTCATTAAGGCAATAGCTACTTCAGTCTTTCCAAATCCTGTTGGTGCGTATAGTAACTGTGATCTATGGCCATCCCTAAATCCCTCTCTCAACTTTTCAATAACGTGCTGCTGGTGCTCGCGCAAAACTAACATACTTCTCCTTTAACTGCCAGAATCCCTCTGGCGTGGGCTCAAAGTTTTTTAAACTTTTTAGCATATGAATTTAATGATGCTGTCAATTCGGCATTGCGGTTCTGAAACATATCCCTGCTATACCGTAATGATTTGTTGTCTATCTTTAAAAGTTCGTTTTCTTTCCGTAACTCTTTTAGTTCCTCCTGTATCCAATCCCTCTCTATATCACTGGCGTCCCAAAGCTGCGCTGCAATGATCCCCGTAAGGTTTCTATTTTCCTCTGATAGCTCATTTATTACATCAGTAAGTTCCCTAATGCGGTCATTTTCATCAATCATTTTTATCCTAGCAGTGGATCTAAAACTATACAGAAAAAGATTTGGTATTACAAGTCAACTTACAAGAAATAGTTATTGATTTTCATAAAAGTATGGTTTAATTGCTTGAATTTGTTCAACAAATGGGGAAAAAGATGGCCGCATATTTTTTAACGGATGATCAATTTATCACATCGTGGAAAGAGATTGGCAGTCCACAAGCATTTGCAAAAAAACATGGCATGGATGTCAGATCCGTATATAACCGGCGAAGATCAATAGAAAACCGTTTAGATGTTAAATTGCCGACATTGGATGACAAACGTTATTCACCCATGCGTAAGTTAGAACAAGTGATTGGCAACGCAAGACGCGGCACAGAGATGGAAAAGGGTAGGGTGGTTGTATTCTCAGATGCCCACTTCTGGCCAGATGACTACACTACCGCATACAAAGCCCTCTTGATGATCATTAAAGAGTTCCGCCCTAAAGTCGTGATCGCCAATGGAGATATATTTGACGGTTCCCAGAATAGCCGGCACCCAAGGATAGGCTGGTCTAAGAGCCCTACAGTTAAAGAAGAACTGGAGGCCTGCAAAGAGTTTATGGCTGGCATTGAAAAAGTATCTATTGGTGCCGAGTTGGTCTGGACGATGGGTAACCATGATGCCCGTTTTGAAACTTTCTTGGCTGCCCAAGTCCCCCAGTATGAGGGGATATCAGGGTTTACCCTTAAGGATCACTTCCCTATGTGGAAACCTTGTTGGTCTTACTGGGTTAATGAGGATACTTGTATTAAACACCGCTGGAAAGGTGGTTTTGGAGCCGGCCGTGCCAATGCCCTAAACTCCGGTGTAAACATGATTACAGGCCACACGCACAATCTAGCAGTCCAACCTATCACCGATTACAACGGAACCCGCTATGGCGTCCAAACCGGCACTCTATCGGATCCTAACGGCGAACAATACGTACATTACACGGAAGACGGTTGCAAGGACTGGCGCGCCGGATTCGCCCTGCTGTCTTTTGAGCGTGGTAGACTAATGCTTCCAGAGCTAATTCAGGTATGCGGCGAGGATGAGTTTGAGTTCCGCGGCTGCATAAACTATGTATGAAATTAAACACATCTATTTTGCGTAATCTGTACAGTGCAATCTACTGTATGAAGCCGTTTAGTCGGTGGCCTATGCCGCTGCCGGAGCAAATTAAGTTTGTGGTAGATTCAGACCCAGATACTATGGGCACCTATTTATATGATGATGGCGAAGACTATGAGCACATCATTACTATTTCAGATAAAAAATGTGGCCACCTGTCAACAGTGATCCGCGTTTTAATTCATGAATGCGTTCATATGAGCCGCTGGAAGACCCAAAGATGGTCACATCACGATGCCGAGTTTCGCCGGCGCACCAAGGTTATATCAGACGAACTAGGCTTTGATCCCTTGGAGTTGTAGCCACAAAGTATATATTAAATATATACGTTTTTACCTATATGTATAAAAAACGCAAAAAAATATACATTTGAATGTGTACTATATTACACATTTTTGGGGTTCAGTTTTATTGACGTTTCATGCACTTGGGGGCCGTAGCCCCCTGATTTTATTACTTCTTTTTGCTGTTGCTGCTGTATAAATCTTTCCAAGTATCCATTACGGTACTTAACCAGAACTCATACGCTTGCTTGGTTTGGTTAGCTACAGTCTCAAACTTCTCTAATGCATCTTTATATTGCTTTTCAAAATCAAACATGGTTTTTTCCTTTAAGTTTTGTGTTACATGAAACATATTATGCTGCAGTGCACCAATATTACCACAAAATTTAAGTAAAGGTTCCCCAAGGGTGACAGCCCCCACATCTAGAGTGCTGTTACCTGACCCAGTGTATACAGTGTGTATACACCCAGTCCTACCGGAGTTAATGTTCATTCGTTGGAAGACTTGTCTCACCCATGTATCTTCCACTTGTGTAGTCGCCATTTAACGCTACGAGGCACGCAATCAGGTGTAAACCGGCCTATGTATTATCCACGCAGCCCATGTAGGCTCTTGGTGACGTCTGGAGTACGACTGAAGTGGAGAATAGAAGATAGACGACAAAATTAATTGTCATCATCCTCGTATCATCCACTTAGCAGTAAGAACAGAATACACCAAAATAAAAAAAGGTGCAATAGAAAGAGAGAACCCCCAGATGGAGATATCTGAGGGTTCTGGGCGCGGGGAGCGCTGAGGAGGAGGTGAAACTTTTACCTGTGTCCACTGCTAAATGGATACACGAGGGGATGATGCAAGAGCTAAGGCGGGGCTTAACTGTTCGCAGTATACCACATTATGAAAAGTATGGTCAATAGGTTATTTATGTACGTCTAACCTACCGGTTTCAAAGAGCCAGCCAATAGTTTTACGGTGAGCTTCATCCCACATCTCAACACGCTCTTCCTTGGATAGCTTGGCGCCTTGGTCTAAGTCCATATGGCATTTATAGCAAAGGGCTGCCACACGGTAATCGTGGGCTTTAATAGACCGTCCTTTGCCGTCCCGCAGCTGGTTAGAATGAGCCGCGACTATGGTTCCGTTTTCAACGTCACAATGCTGGCAAGGGCTCTGGCGGATAATTTCTAAGAGTTTTTTATTCCGGTAAATCAACAACGGCCATCCATATCTTCATCATCTAAAAGAGCTTCATAGGCCGTTTTATAGGCATCTCTCTCCTGTTTGATGCGCTCTAATTCTTTTTCCAAGGCATCTATATAAGCAAAATGATCATTAAAATTAAAATTTTCAATGACGAGTTTCATGTTTTAGCTCCAATTCCATAATGCGGTTGGCCATCCAGCGAATTTTATCCGTTAATTCCGTGATATCTTTTTGATATCTTAGAATCATTTGGCCGGTTTCTTGAATTGCCTGCCCAAAATCCACTGCTAAATCCTGCATTGCTTCTCCGTTTTCATAGGAGTCTTCAAAAGGATTCTGGCCAAGCGCGTAAAGTTCTTCGGAAAGTTCTATTAAGCGGTTCATTGTCTGGTATGTTTCCTGTCCATGATCTTAATCAGTTCCTCAACTTCTTCTTCATCAAGAGGCCGGGAATCTTCTTCAAATGAATCATCTTCAACCGACCGGATAACGTCCTCAACCAGAGCATCAAGCTCTTCTTGACTTAGTTCAAGGTCATCAAAACAACCGGGGGCGAAAATGATTTTTTTAGGCATTTTTTACAGGTCTTATAAAGGAATTAAGTCTATGAGCCATTATAGGATAGTCGTAAAAATTTCTTTCATCAAGCAGGCTTGGGATATCGTTGTAAAAAATCTCCCCTTCCTCATTTTTATAGGCTGTGGTAATGAATGACATAGGCTCTTTGGCGTGCAATTCATATAAAACCTCATCAATTTTTTTAACTGTTTCCTTTAGCGTCCCGTTTTTTCTCCCCTTGCTGCTTGCTTCTACTAGCTTTTGTCTTGCTTGTTGGCTTAACATTTTTCATCTCCTCTGTTACAAATGATTCTGAAGTGTCAACTGAGCGCTTCAGTACTGCTAAAAAACCTTCTCCAATAAAAAACTCTTTTGCATCATTGTCCATTTCCATCCAGACAATGGCAGAACCATCCTCCATTTCTTTCATTTTTTCAACTTTGATTATCATGATTTTCCTTGAATTTGAGTACTGGTTTATCTAATGCTTCTAAAGCCCAACCAACATAAGTACGTATCTCTTCTTTGTTTTCACCAGACATTGTGGCCGGCGTATAGCCCAAAGGTTTACCCATGGTGTCATAAAACACTTCACACACTTCAATGCATTCTTCCCCATCGGGTTCCGATACATCTACTAATCTAAGATTCCAAGTCATTTAACTATTCCTTATAAATTTAACCAGTTCACCAAACTCTAAAATACCCCAGACTACCCACCATCCCCAAGCGGCATCTCCGTAATACAAAAAGAAAGCAGTAAGTAATCCTAACATTTTATTATCCTATGTGGTGAGCTTTTTCAATAGCGCGGGCAAATTCATAACGGTCTGTATATTGTTTGCTAATTTCCATTATTTTATCTTTGGTCAAAGGTTTTTCTTTTACATGGTCAAGAATATTTCTAACTTGACTGTATTGATCAGAAACCATGCTGCTTAAAATTTTAAACTGGTCTTCTTGCGAAAAAATGCCCGCTGCAATTAATCTATCTTCAGTTGTAAAAGTTGTCATCATTTCTCCTATTTAGTTGCCATTAAATACAAACCCACATTGCCAAGAGCATAACCAAAATAGCAAATAGCCATGCCCAAGTTACCTTTGAAATACTGCTCTGCCGATATATATGCATATATTGCTCCTGTTAAAATAATTAACCAACCACTCATTTGCCTACCCGTTTTTGAATTTCTCGGTCTAGGTACCACCGCGCTTTACGCAGATCTTCTATGTCATCATTCTTAAGATCGGCACGCCAGATGTATTTAATAGCATTGCCAAGACAAAAACCCATATGTTCAGCAATTTGAATGCACTCAATACCGGAAGGATGTGTCGTGTAATGTTTTGGATGGTTTACTGGGTCATTCATTTCTCTTGTGCCCTTCTTAGTATTGCTCTAGCAAATTCAATATCGCCATTCCATCTGTGCTGATAGGCTAATTCTTTTATTTCATCATCTGTTAGTGTCTTTGCTGGATAACTAACATACTCACCAGCCATATGACTAGCGGTGCGATCAAATGATTCGTCTGGTATATGCCTTTGTAAATCAGATAAATCATCTTGTAATTGCCGTAGCATGGGAATAGTTTGTTCTTTAACCAGTCTTGCAATTTTACTAATGCTTTTGGCATTTTCCAGTTCATTAGATAACTCGTATGCGTTCATTTTTTAGACTCATATTTACGTGAACTTTTCTTTTCTTGGCAACTTAAACATAACCAGCGGCGAATTTTTTCCCCAACCATTCCACCGCCAACCGTAGGTTTCATAGTTTGGCAGCTGGTGCAAAATCGTTTGGAGTCTTCTAAAGAGTCTAAATCTACTAATCCGGCAAATGGTATGGGTTCAATCATTTTGCTTTCCTTCGTTTAATAGCCGGCAAACCAATTTCCGGGTTTGGTTTACGAGCTTCTAACATTTCGTCTGCCATTTCCCAAATTATTTTTGGATCTACCTCTTTATATTTCATCAGCATACCAACTGAAAGAAACATGGCAAAACAATCTCTTAGGTCTTGATCATTCATTTGTGCAATCCCTCAATTTGTTCTGTCAATATGGCTCCCAAGTCTTTACCTTTTACGGCAATCATTTGGGCCTCATTGCAGGCATACACCAGTTTTGCTGCATCCTTAACCGCTTTGTTATATCCACTGGTAAAAGCATCATTACCGTCAATAATCATATCTATAGCGTCCCGAATCAAAGCGGATGCCTTTCTTTCCTTGGCCAGTTTTTTCAACTTTTTGTGCTGGCCTTCCGGAAGATAAACAGAGTATGGTATTAGTTTTTTTTGTTCCATTGATTAAATTCCTGTATGACTTTATCTAAAAGTTTTTGAGCCGCCTCATTGGTTTTAAGATCAGACCGAGATGGAATGTTTAAGTATTCTCTTAACCACTCTGTGGCCTCGGTTTCGCTTTCTTCCATAATTTGGTTTTCGTCAAATAAAAACTTCCAGAATAAAGAGTTTTTGCAAAGCATCCCTGCGGCACGAACATACTTGTCGTGTTCTTTTCTCTCTAATGGTTGCTCATTGTCGCCAATCCGAACCATCACAACCATGTACCGCGACCCGACAAAGTCCCGAAGAAGTTCTTCAGGAGCATCGTCAGGGTGCAGCGAGAGCGTTAGTACATAACCAGTCTTGTCCTGTTTAAGAGCTACTTTACAGCCTTCAAACTGAATGCTATTCAAGATTATTCCCAAGGGTTGCTGTTGGTTGCTTCTGCTGGTTTCTCATAAGGCTCAGACGCGGCCAAAGATAAGAACTTCAAACCATCTTTAGATTCTTTTTTCCAAGCGCCTAAAGAAATCTTAACAGTTGCACCTTTAGATTTATCCATCATCTGGATTAAGAATGTTTTGTCTAAATGCACATCCCCGCGCATATCTGGATACTTATCGGTCTTTTTCTCGTTGTTTGGAAACAAAGCGCCGGTGTTTGGTTTAACTTCAAAAGGTTTTTCGTAAGACATAATTACTCCTTAAATGAATTTTTAACTTCGGTAAATTTAGCCATCATCTCTTTAAAAAAGATGGCATCTTCTGTTTTGACGGTATCAAATAGAACTTTGTTCTTTTTAAATATCGCCATTACATCTTCTTCATTGGAACAAAGATCAAGCAACATAAATGATGATGTCTTAATCATTTGTAGCCAATCGGATACAGCACCCTCTGGTACAGCTGGGGCTACGATCTGCCACTCACCTTTTTGGCCAGCAATAGGTGCCTTGATCGGAACGACCTTTGCTGGCTCAGGCTTTTTTACTGGCTCATCCTTTCCCATTACCGAGTCTAGGGCGTCATGCTCCACAATTTCAAAAGCATTAGTCCATAGATAGCGGCGAAGGTAGGTCTGCACGGCTCCCAAGTTTTGCACATCGTGACAACCCTTGAGCGCAGCTGACGCCATTGGAGAGGTGAACGTAATAAACTGGCCAGCGTCCTCCACATCGTAAATGGTCAAATACGCTGTATCGCCGGTAAACGATACGGCACCGCACAAACCCACCTTATTGCAGATACTTTGAATCGCCGGCAAAAAATCACCGAGTTCAAAATACTCATAACCAGCAAACTTATTCTTGCCCGATTTTTTTAATTGCGTTGACTGCAGAATTATTCTGGCATCTTGCAATTTCTTGTACACACTCATTTTCTACCTCTCTGTAAAGTTCATTTAACTCCCCTATTGCATCTTGAATGCAATCCAACTTTGTTACTGGATCCAACCTTGAAAGCCCCTCATAAAATACAATCTGGGCTCCACCAATTGCCGAATCATATGCAAACTCAAACAATTTCATATTTACTCCAATTAGAGTTTGGAAATTCTTGTAAAGTAAATTCCCAATCTTTGCTTAATTAAACCAACATCATCCCAGTAAGCAGTTGTCTTGGTTTCAAGCAATGGCTTAATACGAAGATTGCGTTTAATAAAGTCTTTATTGATTTGAATCCCAAGCTCTTTATTAAGTTGACCAGTAACCATTGGTGTATTTTTAAATGTTTCTTGCTTTCTCATTTCTTTCCTTCCAAAGTTGATTGATAATTGCGCCATTGCTCACACCAATGACTTACTGGGCAATAAGACATACACCGAGTACGCTCGCCCTGACGATACTCAATTTCATACTCTGCACTTAAATCTTTTAATGCCTCGGTAGCTTTATCTTCTGCATCATATAACGACTTAGCACGGATATTGCCTTTTTTCTTAATTGCCCATACAGCTGGCTTTTCCCACATATCTTCAGGTGTGCAGTCTGGCAATACACCTGATGTTTCCATATCAAAGTCACAAGCACTATGCATCGCAATCCGCTTAGAGATATAAGCCTCACGCTGAGCCATCGGCCAGACCTTAACGGGTAATTCTTTAATTGGGGATTCTGGATAGCCTTCTTTATGGCCGGCATCGCGGCGGCTCCAATCGCGGATAATGGCCACAATACCTAAGTCCACTATCGGTGCCTGCTTAACCTTTTCTACCAACCATGCGTAGATATTAAGTTGTAGTTCCCACTCATACTTTTGTTTCATTACCGCCCACACGGAGGTAGTTTTGTAATCGCGGATAGAAATACCTTCTGGATGCAGGATTTGTAAATCAATTGCACCAGAGATATGCCAGCCATCTAACTCGGCATGAAGACGCTCTTCTACTAAATGGTTCTCATCTTTGCCGTGCTCCAAGACATTATGTAGAGCGCTACCAAATAAAGAAAAAACCATATCAGAAGCATCTTGTTCAATCTCATCATCAAACTTTCTCCGTAGTGCCACCACTTTAGGGCTGTCCAATAGCTGAGTTGCAGACAGATGAGCCTTGCCCTTGCTATAGGTAGGGCGATCCAAGACATTGATAAACGTCTGTGGAATATTAAATTTATTAGTAATTTTCATGAGAACAAAAAAGCCCCAAAAGTAATAAGCAAAAATGCAACCATACTGATTAAATTAACCAGCCGCGCTTGGCGTGATTGACGCGCATACTCTGGCGTTGCTAATAAAGCCTCTTGAATAAAAATCATATCGGGATCATCAATGGGCGAACGAATGCCGTATTCCCCGTGGCGGCAGCCAATCTTAATTCCGGTACTAGTTGTGTATGGAACTGTTTTCATATATCCTCCTCTTTGTGAAAGCATATCACAAGTCATTAGGTTGTACCCACTATAAGTCACCTACCGAGATAAATATTTATGAATGTTGTTTTTTTGCCATGGCCACCCAAAGAACTATCCCCCAATGCGTCTATTCACTGGGCTAAGAAAGCTAAGTTTAAGAAGGCCTACAGGCATGATTGCTGGGCATTAGCCTTAGAAGCGGGCTTAAAAGCCCCACAAGGCTCTGAAAAGATCCGGCTGAAGATAACCTTCTATCCGCCGGATAAACGCCACAGAGACGCGGATAATATGGTTGCGGCTATTAAGTCTGGATTGGATGGTTTGGCGGACGCACTAAGGGTAAACGATAGGTTATTTTTACCTACCTTTATATTTTCTGATGAGCCCAAGGGGTTTGTTGAGGTTATAATAAACCCGTAGTACTCACGTTGAAGAGCTTAGGGGTGGTTACCGATTACCACCCCATTTTTTTACAAGCCGGCTTCTTTGCGGATCTGGATTACGTCTTCTAGGATTTCATTCTTCGTTCTTTGCAGTTCTTGGACTTCCTTGCGGCGATCATCTTTAGAGAAATTAGGATCTCTTACTTCGCTAACCCTGCGAATTTCTTTGTTGATTTCTTTGAGCGCAGACTCAATTCCAGTGACATATTCATAAGCAGCAATCTCTTTCTCATGCTTATTGAAGTATTTATCAGCCTCTGCATCCTTCTCGCGTTCAATTAACTTCATAAAAGTCTTGTGCTTAGGCTCAACCTCAGTTTTAAGATCATAGAACAGGGCTTCTGGGCCGCGGCCTACGTCCCTATCCATCAGTCCACCCCATAGCGGATTGTCTTTTTGTTCCGCAGTTGGACGCTCACCAGAGAGCATATTAGAACCCCACATGACTACAGCGCCGTTGGTTCCAAAGATACCTCTAACCAAGTGATCCATCTCAATTGGGTTTAATGCACCACCAACAACTGCGCTAAGAATCTTGCCTAACTCAGAAGTAGATGCGTTGTACTGTTCTGCCGCGTCTAAACCTTCCAATCCTTTTGGAGTAATTGCGCCGCCGGTGAAGAAGTTGCGGTTAAGGCCAATCTCTACGGCAGGTTTGATACCGGTAGCGATAGGATTAGGGCCAAGCAAGGAATCTATTGCAGCCTCAGACAGAGACTTGCGCAGCCTAGTGAAGTCTACTTCGTTCTTGGTGCCTTTTTTGAGAACATAGTTTGTAATCAATTCTGGCATTGCTTTAAAGAAGTAGGCTGCAGAAGTATTCATCGGCAACAAGATGTTGTCATCTACGCCAATATGCTTGGTTAAGTTCTTAGGAATAACAAAGTTACGGGCTTTCTTCTGGTCATCCATTTTCTCGTAGTCATCGTTACCGCCCATAATCCATGTATAAATCGTTGTCCACATGGTTAACATTGCAGCTACCTTGAGCATGGAGCCAAACGCAGCACCGCGGTTCTTGCCTTTTAAACCACCGCCGGCCAGAGCTTCAGCCAGTACGTCTAGCTGCTGGGCATAGGCGTTCATGAATGATACGGAACGGGTAATCGCAACAACCATCTTGGCGTTACCGTGCTTCTTAAAGTCAATGATGTTATTAGATCTAATCAACGCCAATGTCTCATCACCAGTCTCAGCCAGCACGCGTTTGTAGGTTGCTATACGCTGAGCCATATCAGAGGCATCACCAATCTTATCTAAGATATTAGTGAATTGATCTAACTTGTTTTGCTCAATCAAACCAATCTGCTGCTTGTACTGTTGCTCTGGTGAGCGGGTATACGATTGGAAGCCACCGATACCGTAAGCTTTAAGGTGACGAACGATTGGGTCTTCTGAATTAAGAGCGTTTAAGAATGACTTAAAAGTATCTGCATAAAGAATGGCAGAGTTCTTAGCACCTAAGCCGGAAACCATAGCAGCGGTTGGAGCATCCATGAACAGCTGGCGTAATTGGAACTGTGGCCAAGTAGTAATACCACGGCGCAGCAGGTTAGCCATGACTGCAAATATCTCAACCGCCGGCATATTGATGTTTTCCATACCAACAACTGCCTCAGCAATCAATGGATCTGGGATGTTAACAATCACTCTTTTGCCGTTAACTACGATATTTAAACGCACACCGTTGTCATCTCTACCTTCTTCTCTGTAAAGTTTTAGTTTGTCTTTCTTTTTACCTTCGGTGTAACGTTCTGCGTACCGCGAGGCAATCATATTAGCGGCATGATTACGCATAGAGTTGCGGCCAAGAACGGCTGTGTTATGCAGCATATTGTCTAGGATGTCATCAATCTCACCTAGGTTCTCTTGATACTTTTGAATAGCTTCATTAAATTCATCAAGATCAATCTTGCCATCAATGTAGTCTCTGGCTGCCTTATTGACAGCTGCGTTGCGTTTAAAGACTTTTTCTTTAGCTACATTGGTTAGACTTTTAGTTGATCCACGGACAGGGGCGCTATGGACGTCATCCATCTCATCTTGGACACGCTGCCATGGAACGTAGTCTTCAATCTCACGTAAAGACTTAGCACGCTTTTTGCTGATAAGGCCAGAGAACTCCATGTTGTCAAGGTTATTGCTATTAACGGCCTGCCAGTTTTCCATCATATTTTTAAGCTCTGGATTGTCATCTTCCAGCGCGGAATAGATGTCAATGGACTCATCACTTAACTTTACCTTGCTTCTGGCAACGGCGATGTTATAGAAATCGTTCTTGGCTTTTTCTACTTCATCCAAGGCGTCATAATACGCATCGGTGCCAAACTCTAATTTCTCAGCCTTTTCTTTAGCTTTCTCTACGACACCTTCTTGCTTTTGGAAAGCATTCAAAATACTTCTGGAGCGTTTGGCCTCAAAGTAATCTTGAATCATGTTATTGGCTTCTTGGCCGCCAACGCGCTCAATCAAGTCATGCTTAGCCAACATCACATTAGCAAGGGATTCTTTAGCATCTTCAGCGCGGAACATCTGTGATTTAGTATCAAACATCAACTTACCACGCATAATGGCCTGAGACATAATCTCACCGGAATGCAGAGCGTTAGTCAAAGCTACAGTAGCAATGGCCTTTTCTTGGCCGTCTCTGACCTTGCCGTTAAATTTCTTAACCTCGGCAACTTCTAGTCCGCGGCCATACCAGACACCCTTAATACGTGCGTAAGTGATTGCGCGGTCTAGTTTGCTGGTCATCTTATTAACGGCCAGCATTGGGCTTTCTTTTACCGCTTTAGCTGCTTCTCTAGCCGCTCCGTAAGATCCGAGCAGCATATCCTTGACAGACTTAGAAGTCTTAAGTTTAAAGTCTTCACGGCCATCAGCTTCACGCTGGGCTAGATACTCTTGCCTTCTGTCATATTCTTCTTCAGCGTCTTCAGAATCGGGGCGTACAGGTTCATTCCTTCCTTGTCCTGTTCTTGCTGATAATTGCGATACCTTGTCTCCGCGGCCGCTATCATCTCCTCTAGCTGATTTGGCCCCTTTGTTGATATCCTCAAGAGACTTTGCAATATTTGTTGTTGTTGATCTTTCATATGCTTCCTTCATTGCGGTAAATGTTGATTCGTGACGAGCCAAAATATCTAAAATTGCATCGCGGTAATAATCCAATAGTCCTTGGTCAGCAAGGTACTGCTCAACTTTAATCATCTGGCCATTGTGTCCAACACCGTGATCCATGCTGCCTGTATGAGCAATTTCGTGGATCATTGTGTTTAAAAAGTTTTGGCGTACACCAAATAAAGATTTAGCACCCCAACCATAAAACGGATTTAAAAACACTCCTTTATAAGGTAGTTTAATATGTACGCCGCCGTATCCTTTGTCTATGGATACTCCACCAAAGAATAAGTTTTCTGGACTAAGGGTGTCATACCCATAAAATCCCGGAGCTTTAGCTAATTCTTCTTTCATTTCAACTATTAAAGTGCCAAGCTCAGCAAAAAACTTTTCTGGATCTCCGTATTGTTTGCCAATTTCAACATAATCCACATTGGTATTGTTGTGAAAAATAGGCATCTTGGGGTCTTGAGTCATTTCAATCATGAACTCATCGCGAGTAGGCGCTGCTTTTTCCGCTTGGAATGTGCTAGCTTTCTTTTTTTCCTCTTCTTTTACTTTGTCATAAATGACCCTGCCTTGAACATCAGAAACAACATTGTCTTTAATGGTTATTTCTTTGGGCATTTCTGGTACTTTTGTTTGTTGACCAGCACCACGTTGATCAAATACTTTTTTAAGTTTTTTACTTACCTCAGCAACGTCTTCTCCAACCTCAATACGAGGCATAGAAACAATGCCCTCAAAACTTTCTTTTAGGTCTTTCGCTTCTTCTCCACGAGCAACACGAGAAAGATACGCACCCAACGAATCAATGTCTTCTTTAATTCTTGGTTTAAAAGATTCACGACTATTTTCAAATGGGTAATCTTCGCTTTTGGCGTTGACGCTTGGTTTAACGTTAACGATGATGTCATAAGGAATTTTTTCATTTTGGCTCATCATAAAATGGCTTGAGTATCTACTTGGACCATTAAATTGGTAAACACCGCTAGAAAGAATTTGGTGCTTAGGGTTATCTTTTCTTTGCACTCCAAAATAAACGTCAGCGTGGCCCCAGTCAAAATTTACTTTTGTTTTAAATGGAGTAGATTCTTCATCAAAATTCATTCCAATTGGTAAAACTGTTGTTTTTGTATCACCATACGCATGGTAATTTAAAGTAACTTCAGCTGGTCCTATCAAAGGATGCTGTAATGTATCTATATGTTTTGGATCAGTATAAAAATAAATTTCTCTTACTTCACCTTTTTCAGTTGTATAGTTTTTTGGAATTGTTACTTCAACAGTAGTTCCATGTTCACTTTTTGGCGCTGGTGATTTAATAATATTAAAATTACTGTTAGAAATATCTTCGCCGGTTGCATCAACTTTAATTCTTACACCATCTCTTACAGTATCCAGTTTGAGGTTTTCTGTTGAAACCATAAAACCAATTTTTGCTAAACCAAAACCACCGCTTGATTCTCCGGGCGGTAAATCTGTTTTATCTGATCCGGCAACAGTAAAAAATGCTTTTTTAACTGTTTCAAGACTCATACCTCTGGCATCATCTGTAATTTTTATGGTTCTTTTATCGGTATCTATATCAATTTTAATATGACCAACTTTGTATAAAGACGGAGATTTGTAATTTGAAACTGCACCCTTAACTGCGTCAAAAGAATTTTGTAACAATTCTTTAACGCTGGTTTCAACTAAATTTGCGCCGTACATATTTCGGCCCATTAAAGTTAATGTATTACCTTTGTTAATATCAAACTCACCAGCTTCTGTGCCAAACTTTTCTGTTTCTTCTTTGGATGCTGATGAAATCAACCCTTCATCTGGACGAGACACAAACTCAACATTTTTCTTTTGAACTCTTTGGTATGCTTTAGGATTTGTGGCGCTAATAGGTCTAAACTTAATATAGTCGCCTTCTAATCCAACCACCGTTCCGGGCGTGTTTCCAACACGGACATCATCGCCAACCATAAAGTCATTTAATTTTTTCTCTGCAAAATCTTCAACAACTTTATTTACATATGAACCGGGCTTACCGTTATCCTCATCTTTAACTTTTGGTGCGGACACTTCAATTGCTTTTGCGCCGGGTTCCCTAATGATAACTTTTTCACTTACTTTGCTTGGCTCAAATCCAAACTTGCTATAAAAACTAGACAACTGCACGGCAGTCATTCCTTTTTCTTCAAGCTGTGCTGGCTCTCCAAAAAGTGTATAACCATGCTTATCTGCTACTTCCATTAAATCTGCAACAGCTTTAGTGGCTTTGCCTTTATTACGCTGCGCTGGATCTACACCAAGAAAATGCCAAACAATCTGGTCTTCATTTCCATATCCAATTTGTGGCGGCCTATTAGGGTATTTTGGATCAGCAAACAATACCTCTCCTGTACCAAAAGAAAGTCTTACGCCATCTTTTTCAATTGTTCTATATCTTGTTTTGCCTTTGCTTTCATATGTGCGTGGATTATCAAAGCTAAGCACTTTGTAACCCTTGGCACCCATGTCTACAAACAATGGGAAAGTTAACTTGTCGCCTTCATCGTCTAAAACAAAGTTTTTTTCTGTAGGGCCAACTAACTTTTGAAGTTGTTTAACGGTATATGGTTTAACAACGCCTTCAGGATAATTAGGGAATACCGATAACATCCGTTCCGCATCCATAGAAGTAATCTTGCGCTTGGCAATATCACTCTTTAGCTGGCTTTCGGTAGACTTAATAGTGGTATCTATTACCGCACTAAAACGTGCTTCTTCTTCACGAGCCAACTCTCTATCAAGCCTTTCGCGAGCAGCACCCAGCTCTTTATCAGATGGTTTTTCTGCTTCGGCCTCAACTTCACGCTCAAATTCAGCTGGGTTCTTTAAGTATCTATCAACCCGTCTTTTTTGGATCATGCTTAGTTTGACATCTTTAATGTCCAACTTCTGGAGCTTTGCATACTCCATAGCATTTTCCATGTCATTTTCATCAACCATAGACTTAAATGCTTCTTTGGCTCCAGAGCTTGGTCCACCATAAGTTGGGGCGGCTTTAGGAGTTACGGCACTAACAATCTTAGACTGAAGTTCTTTTAAACGCTCTACGTTATTTTTAACCTTAAACTTGCCATCGCCGGGAATGCTAATAGTGACATAGCTGTCTGTAGCAGTGCGATCCCATTCTTTATCAGTCTGTATAGTAGCGCGTTTAATAGCCTGATCAAATTGATTTTTAACCGCGGTCTTGATTTTGGCATAGTCAACTTTAGACGCGGCCTTGTCCATAGACTCTTCAATAGTCTTAGAAGTAACTGGCTCTTCTTTCTTGCCTTCAATGTGGACTTCTTTTTCTGTTGGCTTTTCTTTGGCCGCCTTAGTATCTGCAATAGCTTTTTCAATGGCGGCAATGTAATCTTTAACATTGCTAGTCATCTCTTTGTACATTAGAGACTTGGCCTGTGCACCAGTAATATTACCAGATTTTTGTGCGTCTGCCAACAACATAGCCGCGTACATGGCGGTGCCTTTTTTAGGCTCTTTAGGTTTTGGAGCTTCTTTGGTAGCTTCTTTTTGTTTGGCCTGACGTTCTTTATTAATTTCAACTTTAGATTTTGGTTTCTCTTCTTCCGCCAAACCAATGGCTCTCTTAGCTGCAGGAGTTAGATGTGCAGATAGTTTATTTTTTACATCTTCTTTTTCTTGTACAGTAACTCCTGAAATGTTGCCATATTTTAAAATTTCTTTTTCTATTTCTTGAGCTTTTTTAAGTTCTGCTGGTGTCAAGTCTAGCTTAACAAGATATCTTTGATCTTTTATTCTTTGACCAGATGCATACCAATCGTTGCCATCTTTAGATGAAACAATATTAATTGGAATATTTTTTTCTATTCTGTTTTTAATTAATCCGGCCGCTTCTTTATTTACAGGTTCAGCAGGTTTTGTTTCAGCTGTTGTAGGTTTGGGTGCCGGCAAATTATAGCCAAGGAATGACCTTACCTTATCCATGTCTGGTGAATCAGTAAACCGAACAAAAGAATCTCCACCTCTAATTCCGGCAGCTTCTGCTTCTTGAGAAACGTATACTTTGTTGTTCTTTATATTAAGTAAGCCAGCCTTTTCAAATTTCTTAAGCACTGGTTTAACTTCATCGTTATATTGAAGGCCATTACCACTTCCAACAACTTGTCCAACAAAGGCTATTTCTTCAGGAGTAAACTCTTGAGGAATAATTTTTCTTGGTGGTTTAATTTCTTCTGGCGCCTTTGGCGGGGCAACAGTCGTGGTTGTTTCGGCAACAGGCGTTGATGGAGCAGCTTCTTTTTTAACTTCTTCATTGGATTGATATCCCAATGGCTCGTAATGATAAGCTAAAAGATCTGCATCAGATTTACCTTTTGCAAAATCTTTATTTGTTTTGATAACATGACCTTGGTCATCAAGAATATCAACTGACCCATCTTTCATTCTCATTATTTGTACTGGGAATGTTCCGGAATCTTCAGTGATTACGTTATAAGTTGCAGAAGATTGAATTGAAGATTTTTCTTTACGATCTTCTGTTGGTGCTTTGGGCGCGGCAGCTTCTGTAGGCGGAGTTACGCCACTGGCAACCAGCTCGTTTATCTCTTTAGTAATCTCGCCTTGACGTCTATTAAGATCACCAAACTCGGCTGGAGTTGCAGTCTTATACTTCTCGTCAATTGTTTTAAACTCGGCCTCTAAAGCATCAAGCCGGTCAATCTTTTCTTTGTCTTGCTCTTCAATGTCTTGGTCTTCAAGCGCTTTAAACTTGCTTAAATCTTGTGGGCCGGTCGGCGGTGTACCTGCAGGAGGAGCAGGCGGTGTAGGAGGAGCGCCTTCTACAGTAACATTCTTGCCTTGCTGTAAGACTGTTTGATCTTTTTTGAGGAAATCTGGATTGTAGTTGCGGATCTCTTTAAGGATCTTGTTAGATGCCATACCAGCACCACCCATAACCGCGCCTTGGCCTACGGTAACTAATGCGGTATCTACAGCACCTTGGAAGAACTGTTCTAGACTGGCTTGTGGATTTAATCCAAAGCCCAAGTCGGTTAGGTATTGAGACAGGTAAGTTAATTCTTCACCGGCCAGATCTTTCATGACAAAGTTGGCTGCAGTTTTGGCTAACTCTTTTGCAGAAACGCCGGCGCCAATGTCTTTAATACCTTTAAACAATGTAGGCAAGCCAATCCGCTCACCCAATACTTCGGCAGCACCAAACAGAGCAGAACGTGCCGTACTTTGGGCTACGTTCAATCCTTCATTACGGCTGTCGTCATAAGTTTGCAGAAACGACTGGCCAAACATTGTGGTGTACGCGGCTGGCAGTCCGGCTGCAAGACCGGTATAAATAGTAGGAACGTTAGCTAATACAGACTCGCCAATGTTTTTGGCAATCTTTAATCCGTAGTTATCTTCAAAAGTCTTTTCTACAGCGCCCTGTTCTTTGGCCAGCTGCTTACTGACGCCTTTAACGTCATCTTGATGAAGGCCGGTCATATCCGCAATCATGCGGGCACCACCTAGCCATGTTTGTTGCAATGCAGTAGATGCACCATATGCAGCTGCTTTAGCGGTGCGCAAAGCCTTCTCTCCAGTACCCATCTCTGGAGTAAGACCAAATGTAGCCGCGGCTCTTTCCGCTTCGGTGGGCATCTTACTAACATCAAACTTAGGTACTTCAGATAGATTTGGTGTGCCAACTTCACTAATCATCCGATTGCCCATAGGAGGAGCATCTGCTGGAAGTGTGGTGCCGGCCAAAATGCTTGGCTTAGAATCAACAACAGGTGGCGGAATAACCCATTGGTTGTTTATTAAAAACGCAGATTGACCTGCGTCATTTTTAGCAACCTGCGTAGGGGCTACCCATTGGTTATCAACTAAAAATACTGTTTCCCCAGTAGCTGGATTAACTGCTCTTTGCATAGTTTATCCTTGTGGAACTAGTTGAAATCCTTTTGGAAGTGCAGGTATATTGCTGCCGGGAGGGGGAGTAGTTACCCCAAGGTTCTTATTAAGCTGATTTGGGTCAAATTGAGTCATCTTTAACAATGGCCTTAGTTCTGGAGATAGGTTCTTCATTGCAAAATCTGCAGCGTCAATTTCCATCTGTCCGGGATTATTTTTATATTTGTTATATAAAGGTTTACCGGGTTTAGCGTTATCTTTAATGTGCTGCAAGCTCTGAGTCAGTAAAGTATTATAACGTTCTTGAGCCATTCCAGTAAGCTGCATTTCTTTGTAAGTGCTAGTATTTTCGCGGCTAGCGCTAGCAGCGGCTAACTGGGCATTTTTTATATCCAGATTAGCTTGCATTTTTAGCAATTCGCCTGCTTTTTCAAGTCTTTCTTTATTGTCTGAGGCAATACCTTTGGAATCCATTTGAGCTAATTCGCGTTTCAAACCAAGAATTGCATTATTTTCTTTTTCAAATGGTCCTAATGCAGCAATACCAGAGCGTCCTACGTTAGATGCTAACTGACTAAATTCTCCGCCCGGTTGACCGGCAGGAGCATTCATCATATTTAATCCAAAACGAGTTAAAGCAGATGGAATGATCATCCCTTTTTGTTCTGCAATGCTTTGTTTCAATTCTTCTTTATCAATCGCTCTTTGTTTAGCAGCTTGATTTTCCATGGCCAGTAATGCAACGCCGGCTTTACCAGCATCTAATTTACCGTCTTTACCGGTATTTTGTTTTATTATGTCTGCCATGGTTGGGAGAGCTTTTTCTTCAGTAACCTCATCGCCTTTGGCAAAGGAGGCAATACCGCCTTCAGCCATCTGGGTCATATCACCTGTTGGCGCGGCAGCTAAGCCGGCTTGTTGAGGAATGTCCTGTGGCATTGGAAGGCCGGGCTGCAGTGGGCTGGAAGATTGTTGCATTAAACCGGCTACTTGTGGAGCAGCTTGTGGGTTGCTACGGTTATACGCACGCTCCTGCATTAGTCCTTGAGCATACATATCGTCTATAGGAGTAGATACTGGGCTCTGTGGAACTCTAGCCAATTGGTCATCGGTATACATCTTCATTGGTACTGCACCGCCGGGTGCCATTTTAATGACCCCGCCATCCGCTTTAGTGGCCGCGTTATACATTGCAGCCGCGCCCAATCCTGCGGTTCCAAGACCGGCCAATTGAGATATTTGGCTAGGAGCTGCTTGATACATCTGGGTAGAAGACTGTTGCATAGGCAGACCGCGCAACATAGAGTTAAGCATACCCAACTGCAAGAATGGATACTGCTGAGCTGTAGCGTAGTTTTGAACAGCTTGATTAATGATGTTCTGTTGATTCTGTTGTTGCAACGCACCCTGTTGTGTCTGGGTTCCAATAATTCCTTGTCTTGCTGCCAGTTCTTGACCACCAAGGCCGGCCAACTGATTTGCATTTTGCATAGCAGCTTGGTTGGCTTGCAATCCAAAGCCTTGGTTTTGATTGTATTGGTTTTGCGCTGCACCAAATGCTTGATTATAACCTTGGCCAATTACTTGGTTCATGGCCGTATTTTTATTACGTTGATTCTCAGCGGACATCAATGCTTCACGATTGCCACCAAAAGCACCGGCACGGGTAGCTCCAGCTCGTTGTTGCATACCAGTAATATCATATTGCCGGCCAATTTCTTGCAGTGCTGGGTTCAAAGCATTTTGAATATACGGATTCATATATCCACCAACTTGACTTTGGAAGTTTTGTGGATTTGCGTTTGCCCCCATTCCTAAAGCATTACCAACACCAAAACCAGTAATTCCTTGTGCCACTCCATAAGAGCCGGGAACTTGAAGATTGGCTGATGAAGATTGCGCTTGTTGTTGTAGTGGACTAAAGCCAGCTATATAATCCTGTGGGTTGGCGCTATAAGGCGTATATTGATTAAATCCTGTCATATCAGGCGTATAAACTTGTGCCTGTGCAGCATTTAACATATTCATTACGTATGGCTGTGCATACTCAGGAATGTTAGTATTTTGAACTGTGGTCTGGGTAGGACCAGCTGGAGCTGGAGCAGGTGCTGATCCACCGCCGCCACCGCCACCATAGATACGGCCACCGCCTACTTTTTTAACGGTAACAGAGTCCCCTAAAGGCTCACCAAGTGCATATAGTTGACGTTTTGAATAACTCATAATCTTCCTTACAACATTTTTGTAAATACTTTGTCTGTCATTTTGTAACCCAAATACTCAAATAACTTTGAATTGTCTAAGTGAACTTTAGTGTGCATCACGATTCTTTGAACTCCACGTTCTTTTAATACTTTTTCAGCGTATTGGAATAACTTAATTCCTACCCTACCTTTGCGAAACTCCTTAGTCACAAAGTACAAATCTTCTATTGCCGTTATACAAGACTTGTAGTGAAGATGAGGGGTTACCATAAAAATAATGTAACCAATTAACTGTTCATCATTCCTGCAAGTAATGCACCGCAGCATTCCTGCCTGTGCCATCCTTTTATAAGCCTCATAATCGGGCTCATAAGGAAACTCTTTTGTTACGCATAACTCTTCATAATGCTCTGGAAAGAGTCTTTCAAACTCATCTACAAATTTAAATCCATCAACGTCTTCATAGATAATCATGCTGGTAAGTATTTATATGCTTTCGTGTCTGCTGCAATATTCTTCGTCTTGGATCTTTTAGCTTTAATACGATCCATCATCGCATATAAACGCTTAGCTCCGGCATCTGTAGATCCGTTTCCAAGTTCAGAAACAATACGGGCTGGTATTACAAATTCGCCGGTAGCTAATCTTGCCGGTTGTTTGCCGCCAATTGTAGCAGGGATAGAGTCAGAAACGCCGTCTCCGGGGCCTCTAAGCAAGCGTCCGCCATCTGAGTATCCACCTAAGTGGCCAATGCCACCACCTGCCGCATATCGCAAGCCAGCGGGCATTAAACCGCCACCTGCTCCGCCACCAGTATTATCATAAGTTGGTTGGGCGCTTGCTGCGTTTCTTGCAGCTTCTTGTGCGGCTTTTTCTGCAGCTATTGCATCATCTATTGCTTTTTGAGCGTTATAAGCTGGAGAACCTATCATTAATAATGGATCAATAGCATACCCACCACTTCCCGGAGCAGCTTGTTGTTGCATTGGCAATCCTGCTGGCATTATCTGTGGGTTGTAAGATTGCATAGCGCTTTGAATATCAAACGGGGTAGCTTGATAATCTACATATGATGGTTTATAAACATGGCTAGCATTTGCATTATTTTCAGATTTACCACCTTCTGCCATAGCCATTAATCCGCCTTCTTTGGACTCAGTAGTTGATTCTCTGGCAATAGATCTTTTGGCCTGCTCTTCTGCCATCATTTGGGCAGGGTCGGTACTAATAGCTCCCAATACATTTTGGCTTGGTATACCTTTTGCTATCTTTACTTTGCTGGATCCAGAAAGCATTTCTAACATTTTACGGGCGCGGTTGTAAGAATCTAAACGGCGTAATTCAGGTTCATCAGGCTCAATTTCCACAGGCGCATTACGAGCCTCTAGTACTTGACGTTTGGTTGCCATTTCTAAACCACGCTCTACTTCACCAATGCCATCAACCATACTGCCGTAATCTGGAGATCCCTTATAACGTGGAACACCATCAGCATCCATTAAACCACCACCGGCAGCACCAGAAACGTAAGGATTTTTTACATAATCCGGATAAACTGGTCTGTATGGGGGATTTGGCGGAGTTGGTAATGAAGCGTTAAAAATTGGCTTGCCATTTGCATCCCGTGGAATTTCTTTCATTCCAAAAGGATTTGTACCTTGTGATTGCTGTGCTGGACCACCGGGTAGGGTTGGTTGTTTTGAAAATGCATCGGTTAACAATGGTGCAGCTATACCAGCCACTGCTGGTAAGTTGTTTTTGGCAACAGATCCCAAAGTTGAAAGACTGCTTGCACCTTTTAACATATTGCTAGCTGGGCCAGATCCCATTGCTGCATTGGCAGCACCAGCGTTTCTTGTTATCATTTCGGCATTAACGTCTGTTAAATTTGGTCCAGTAAAGTTTGCTACTTGGTCGGCTGTCAAGTTTTGCATATTGCCAATTTGTGATTTGGCTAATTCTTGTACTTGAGGTTCAACCATGCCGCGACTGGCATTCATGGTTTGGCCCGTTAATGCTTGAGTTTGTGATTTAGCAAATTCTTCTGCTGCCGCATTACCGCCTTCTTCTGCAATAGTGCTCGCTCCCGCTTCAGCTAACCCACTAGCCAAGCTGCTACCAGACCAAGCTCCTATACCAGCCATAAGACCTTTTGTTAGGCTTCCTGTCATGGCATAAGTACCACCAGCTGAAATGGCTATTGCCGCCGGTATAGCCCACCATTGACCTGATGCGGCCGCGGCTGCACCTAATGCCATAGGTAATACTGTACTTAACACACCTGCTTCTGGAAGGCCGGTTTTTGGGTTAATGGTAAGCGATTTTCCCTGACTCTCTGCAAGCTTTTGCATTGCAGCAAGTTCTTTGGAAGTCATGTGGACTAGATGAGTGTCTCCCCCACGGCCTTGCGTGGCTAAATAATTGGCAGCTTGGACTAAACTCATAAGGGTCCTTTTTGGATATTTTGTGTTGATTTTATCATATTAAACCGTAGTTCCATCAGCCTTTTTCCATACTGTGCCGTTCCACCAAATGGGTCTATCTAGCGTAGTATCGTAGTAATACTGCCCTATTGGTAACGGTACTTGCGCTGTGCTTATGGGCCTACTTGCAGTATTTCCAGAATCCGGTA